GGAACATCTGGGTCAGGTGGTTCTTCAGGAACGTCGGGGTCTTCTGGGACTTCAGGGTCTGGTGGATCATCTGGAACCAGCGGAACATCTGGGTCAGGTGGTTCTTCAGGAACGTCGGGGTCTTCTGGGACTTCAGGGTCTGGTGGATCATCTGGAACCAGCGGAACATCTGGATCAGGCGGATCGTCTGGAACCAGCGGAACATCTGGGTCAGGTGGTTCTTCAGGAACATCGGGGTCTTCTGGGACTTCAGGGTCTGGTGGATCATCTGGAACCAGCGGAACATCTGGATCAGGCGGATCATCTGGAACCAGCGGAACATCTGGGTCAGGTGGTTCTTCAGGAACGTCGGGGTCTTCTGGGACTTCAGGGTCTGGTGGATCATCTGGAACCAGCGGAACATCTGGGTCAGGCGGATCGTCTGGAACCAGCGGAACATCTGGGACGTCTGGGTCGTCAGGAACAAGCGTAAGTGTTTCTGGTACTACCAATTATTTAGTTAAGTTTAATTCATCTTCTACTATAACTAATAGTAGTGTTTTTGATAATGGTACAAATATTGGTATAGGGACAACAAGTCCAAGTGCAAAAATAGAATTGTATGATGGTAATTTTAAAATATCAGATGGTAATAGAATTATTTTTGGCGTATCTGATCCGCAAATTTATGGAAACTCAGGGGTGCTTACATTCAGAACGAATGGCACTGATAGAATGTATCTTAATGCCGATGGTAATTTAGGTATAGGTGTAGCAAGTCCTGCTGATTTGTTGCATATTTATGCTTCCGCAGGTACAGCCGCTATCAGATTGGCAGGAGCAGGAGTTGGCACAAACACTTATAGAATTACTGGTCAATTAATAGGAGTAAGCAATACAGGTTTTGGAATATATGATACTACAAATAGTACATATAGATTAGTTATTGATGGTAATGGCAATGTTGGTATAGGTACAACAACTCCTGTTGATTTGCTGACAGTGCAGGGAAATATAAATATTAACTATAACTCAGCGGATGCAAATTATGTCAGAAGAACATTCGCAACAAATCACGCAGTAGGAAATAGAGGAGCTAATTTGTGGTTTGGAATGGTAGACGGTGGAGGCATGACGGGAATGCAAATTGTTAACGGTGCTTCAAGTAGTTCTGGATATAATTCACAATTTATTACATTTGTTACTCATGAAGGTGGTATTTCTGTTGATGAAAGAATGAGAATTACCTCTGTCGGCAATGTAGGCATAGGCACAACTAGTCCTAGTGTTAAGTTACATGTTGATGGTTTTTTCATAAGTAAAACTTTATGGAGTGATACCGCAGCTCATTCTTACTGGGGAAATTATTCAACGGCATATGGACGTTTGACTTGGGACACTGGTTTAGCATGGATAAATGCTACAGCAGGAAATGTATTATACTTAGGCGCTGATGGTGCAAATAAACACGTAACAATAGCAACATCAGGTAATGTTGGTATAGGTACAAGTAGTCCGAATGCTAAATTAGATGTAAATGGTTCAATATATTTAATTGGTAATATTAGAAACGCTTGGGGTGATAATTTATTTAATGTAGCACAATATCCTTATAATACCTCAACGAGTCCTGGTTACTACATGGGTTTTCAAACTGACGCCAATAATAGAATATTTTATATCAGCAATAAAAATGAAGATGGATCTGCAACTGATCCAAATGGTGGTATAATATTCAGAACAGGTGGAACACCAACCAATAGAATGTTGATATCCTATACTGGTAATGTTGGTATAGGTACTACAAGTCCTGCTCAAAAATTATCTGTAACTGACACTTTATCAATAACAAATAGCGCTGGAACTCAATATTTATTGATGGGTAATCAAGACTCTACAGGAGTTAATAATCCAGCGATAATTCAGGCGTCAAACGGAAGTTTATCTTTTGGAGGTGGTACTTCTTGGTCTGGTTCTGGTGGTACTTTTACATCTACAGTGTTTTTAAGTGATGCTGGAAATGTTGGTATAGGTACAACTAGTCCTGCTTATAAATTGGATGTAACCGGAGAAATAAGACAAACAGGCAATAATTTTTGGTTTTCTAGTGCAAGAATAGGTGGTGATGGATCTGGTAATATTGATATTAATTATAATAATGGATCTTCGCCGTCATTTACTTGGTATAATGGAGGAACGTCAGCTTTAGCACGTATAACCAGTACTGGTAACATGGGTATAGGTACAACAAGTCCTGCGTCACCATTATCAGTTCAATCAAATGCAAAACAATTAAGACTCCAAACTACATCTGGCCCCACATCTTACTTTACAGACATTGGTTCTCGATATGATTCTACTCATCCATTTACAATTGAAGTATCAAATGGCGCTGCAACTGCTACAGAATATTTTGGAATTTACGCTGATGCCGGTGGAGCTAATAATAGAATTGCTCTTTTAAATGGAAATGTTGGAATAAACACGACAACGACGACAAATGGACAGCTTGTAATTTACAATTCATCAGGAAATACATTATCGCTACAAAAAGCAGGCGGCGGTCCTGCTTTAATAATGGGTTCTGACACAACTAATTATGCCTTGATTGAAGCGATAGCAAGTGGTGGTGTAAGATTTTATACAGGGAATGGCACGCTAACAGAAAAAATGCGTATTGCTGCTGACGGTAATGTTGGTATAGGTACATCAAGTCCAACCGCTAAACTAGAAATCGCAGGGTTTTCTACAGGAGCAGGATTAAAATTAAATTACGGTAATTCTTCAGGTACAATTGAAGCTGTAAACTTTATAGCTAACGGAGCCGCTAATGGTGTGATTGGTATGCAAATGGTAAGCGCTGGAGTGGGAGATTTATGGTTAGGGGGTTCAGGAGGAAGAACATTAACCTTATATAGAGACGGCAATGTTGGTATAGGTATAACAAGTCCTACTGTTAAATTGACTGTATCAGCAGATGTTACAGATGCAGACGTTGGACAGTTAAGACTTGTCGGATCAACTTCATCTGCTAAAATGTTAAGTCTTGGATATCAAACAACCAGCAATTATGGTTTTATATCCGCCTTAATAGCTGGAACAGGATATTCTAATTTAGCACTCCAACCTAATGGTGGTAATGTTGGTATAGGTACAACAAGTGCAAATAACAAATTAGACGTAGTATCAGCTACAGCAAATAATGGGTCTCCATTCGCTGGTTGCTTTTTCTCAGGTGATGATAGTTCCGCTATGTGGAGGTGTGCGATTAATTTACAACACAATGCTAATACTACTATTGCAGTAGAAAGTAGCATAGGTTTATCTTTTGCTCCATTATCTTCAACAAGCTCAAGCTTTTATGGTTCTGCTGCTATTAAAGCTGTACGCCCAAATACTACAGCCAATAATCAAGACACTGATTTGGCGTTTTGGACAAGAACAGGAGCATCAAATAATACAGTTGATACTGAAAAAGTAAGAATAACAGGTAATGGTAGTGTTTTAATAGGGGTAAATGGTGCGTATAATTCTTCAAGATTGCTTCAAGTAAAAGATGGTTTATTGATTGGAAATAGTTTTTATACTTTTGCTAGCATAGATACTAGTGGTACAGCAGATTTAATATTATCATCTAATGCAAATCCAGCAAATCTAGGATCTAATAGCAATATTATATTTAAACTTGGTACGTCAGCAGGTGCTGGTCCAGAGGAAAGAATGAGAATTGTTAGTAACGGTAATGTAGGTATAGGTACAACAAGTCCGACACAAAAGTTAGAAGTAAATGGCACAATTAAAGCAACATCTTTTGTGGGAACACTTTCTAGAACAAGCACAACTCAAACTATTACAGGAAATAGTGCTTTGACTATAGACGTTTCTGCTGCATATATACATATCATAACTGTTGAAGCTTCAGGAGGCGTCTTTGGCATATCTAGCGTAACATACAATAATAGAAAAGCTGGCCCGGAAGTCGATGAAATTATATTAATTTTTAAATGGCCAGCTAGTGGTAGTGGATCCATCACTATTTCGAATACGATTGGAGATATACCTTTTAATTATGGCAAAGCTACAGTAAGTCGCCTAACATCTTACAAAGGAACAACCGGCTTATGGATTGCCGAAACAGTGGCATCAAATATAGACTACACAAATTTATAATATTTAGATTTTTTTAAAAAAACTAGTATAATCTTTTAAGATTAATCATTATGGAAAATCAAACTAACCAAACACCGTCACCCGAATCACTCCAACAAGCTCAGCAGCCCCCGCTGACTCCAGAAGCAGCATTGCAGAATCTTGTATTTGCTGCTCGCCAAGCTCGACTTACGTATCAGGAGCATGGGGTTATTGATAATTGTATTCAGGTATTAGCAAAGCTTCTACCTCCTCAAGATAGACTCCAGTAACAAAAAAAAAGACTACTCTACCCCACGCTTCGCGGCGTGGGTTTTTTGTTTTTAGATATTGAATTTATAGGTGTAATTAATAAATATGAAGGTCGTTGATATAGCTCAAGAGATTTATTTTGATTTAAATAGCCCAACGGATTTAAGTATTGCCGCTATTGCTTTTTGGGTTAGAGCTAATGTCGGGGCTTTGAATAGTCTTCTTTTCTCTAGTTTTGTGGTTAATGAAACTACTTATGAGATAGTAGATTCTGCTGATGACGTTACAGAAATAGATATCAATGCTGTGGCAATCTTAAAAAAGATGTATATTGTGCATAGATATGCTGTAATTATTAGATCTAAACTAACTGCTATAGACTCTGATGACGTTGTAGAGGTAACTCATAACGACACAAAGGTCAGAAAGCTGGATAAAAATCAAATCATAAAAACAGTAAGCGCCGAAAAGAAACAAGAGGAAGAAGCTCTCAAGTTGCTAGTCAGCGCATACAGAGGAATGAAGTTTGTGCCCGGCCAAGTTGTCGGAGACGATATCGTCGCTGGGGCTTTCCCAGACAATTATCCTTACATCAGATCAGGAAGAACTTACGGCTACACCGCTTATTGATTGTTTTCGTTTTCTTGAATAATTTTAGAGATTTGGTTTATCTCAAATTTAATTTTTTGCTTTAAAGACTTAAGCTCTGTAAGGGCGTCTAGTTTTTGTTTTTTTGTAGAGCTTCTGTCTAATTTTTTCAATAGCCTCTCAGCTTCCTTCTCGTAGAATCGAGAAGTCTTCATAATCATGTCGAAATCGTTCATATAAAAAAAGGGGAGGCTTTCGCCTCCCCCGATCCAGTTCGTCTTTATCGGCTGCGACGAACCGCTCGCTTCGTAAGACTTTTAGCGTCTGATGCGGTTGCGAAACCAAACTCACTATTAGCCATTCGCTTCATGTCTGTTCGGTGCTGGTTGATCTTCACTGTCTTCTGCACATCGGTAACAATAAAGTTCCCTGTAGACGATTCTATGACTGTAATTGTGTACTTGTTCATAACACTTATATTATCAGAGTCGAATCAAAGAAGTCAAATTATTTTCTTTAGTTTTTCTAGGTTTTTTTGGAGCCTCTGAGCTTTGCTGGGCTTTTTTGTTTCGCCGATTGATTCAACGATAAGGCGAAATAACTCAACTACAGAAGTTTTAGAAAAATGGCTATCCTCAGGAGGCGTAGGCGAAGTGTCTTGCCACTCAATAATGAAGTCTGCCAGATTTTCTAGTCTTGGTGTGTGATAGGCTTCTTCGCTATTTACTGGTGTAGAATAAAATTTCTTGTGAGTAAAATGTTCTTCTATTTGATATTTCTTGACATGAATTAGAATTCCTTTATTCTTTTTAATCCAAGCCGCCTCGTCTTTTTCGTATTCAGCGTGTCGAATATCTGGGACGCAAATTATTCTTGTTAATTCGGTTTTCGGCAGAGCTTTAATTCTTTTATTAAGCTTATTCACCCAATGGGTTCCTTTAGACTCTTCGCGCTTAACCTTTGCGTAAAAAACTAAAAAGTCTCTAATTGCAGACTTCTCTTTTCTTGAGCATGTTAATGGGTTAATGTTGTACATAGACAACAAAGCTTCTCGGCACTCTTCTTTTAGATCGTCTGCTAAGGCCATGCGTTGAAATTCAAACCCGTTGTTTTCAAACAAAGTCCTTAACAAATTGCACAAAGAGTCTTTGCCGTCTCCGGCTAGTCCTGATATTCCTATAATTTTATTCATTTTAAAAATACGCTCCAATCAATATGGTTTTTAAATTCAATCGAATCACTTGCTAACCTAGGCGACATGGGCTTTGGTTTTCTAATAAGCTTTAGACCAGCTTCTTCTGGGGTTTTATTCGCTTTTTTAGAATTAATATCTTTATGGCACAGGACCATATTCTCCCAAGTGTTAAGACCGCCTCTTGACTTAGGAATTAAGTGGTCTGTATTCGCTTCTTCTTTTTTCAATTTGCGCCCCGTGAACTGGCAAATCCCTTGGTCTCTAATCCAAATATTATTTTTAGTTGGGCGAAATGTTTTAACAGGTATTTCAGAATACTTAGAAGAAGCAATAATTGTGGGCACTCTTATAGACATCTTACTTGTTCTAATTTCTAAATCACATTCTCTTACTGGAAGCTCAATCCACTCGCTCCATTTAACAGCTTGAATATCTTCTACCTCAGAGAAATTTGAAGAGCCGTCTCCATTTTTCTTGTATACAATATTTAAAGCGACACAATTGGGATGCACCAATTCGCTGAAAGCGTCTCTTACAGATTTCACCCCGATTGGTTGCCACCTTTTGTTGAGGCACAAGCAAATAATTTTATCTTCTACGCCCATCTCTTTAGAAAGTATAAGAGATTTTTTAATTAAGTCAAGATTTTTCTGGAATTTTGAAAGGTTAATTTTAAGATACATCTGATGAACAGAACATCTAAGACAAGCACATCAACTAAAACATCCTCTAAGCCGACCCCGAAGAAGGCGGTTAAGAAGGTCGCAACGGTAACGAAGCCGATCAAGAAGGCCGCAAAGAAGACTGCTCCAGTGCCAACTCCAGCGCCAACGCCAAAGACTGGCGGCGGTAAGGCCGCACCGGGAAGATCTGGTTCCTCGAAGAAGGGGAAGTGAACAACACGGCGCGATTAAAAACCGCGCCTTTTTTATTTCAATAAATTATAAAGTCTTCATCAGAGCAATCTTCCCAGTCAATAGATTCAGAAGCTTTAGAGTTCTTCTTCAATTGATTGTAGCACACGGCAAGCCTTTGCTTGGGGTTTGGGAACTCTTTGATCATAGAAGAATCTCCAGCGCATCTACTTACGAATTCTTTTTCTTTTTCTGCTTTTTTAGGATTGACTAGTGGCATATAAGATGAATTACACTCAATTCAAAGACCTAACATCAAAAATATCAACAGCAATTAAAGCATTGCCATTAGATATCAAAAATGTATGCTCGTCTTTTACAGATATAACTTCACCAGCCCATTCTCCATCTGGGTCTAGAACCTTAACGGTTTTTCCTACAAGTCTTGAGTTGATGTCAAGTTTTGTTTCTTTCATTTTATTTTTATTTTTTTATCAGATGTGGGAAATGAAATATAAATATCAGAATAAGTAGAATTTGGATCGAGTATTCGTCCCAAAATATCTAAAGAATCTTTAGAGAACTCATGAGATATTTCTAAATATTTTTTTTCAAAATTTTCTGTGCTTGGTTTATTTGAGCAATCGCAATTAGAAAACCCACTCAAGCAAAAAGACAAAGCCTCTACAAGCTGTTTAGATTTTGCGACCTCGGTGGGGTTAAATGAAATTGCCCTGCAAAATTCAATAAAGCCTTTAATTTCTAGTTCCATGGTTAAACATTAATTCAATCGTTTTATACAATAATACATACACAAAATAAACAAAAAGTACAAATTGTATTTTTGAAGCAATCAAACATAGCCAAAACCCTAAGCAATACGGGCAGCTTAATAACTTCGTAAAAAAATTATTGTGCTTGTAATTTAAAAAATCAAAATAATTTACCCTTTGAGGGCTTTGAATCTTAAAACACTTATATTCAATCAAATTAGAAAAAGATATCAGATTAAACGTCTCGCCGTATTCAACGAAAAATTCAGTTTTATAAAGTAAAAAAGAAACAGCCGCGCAAGATGCGGCTTGAATTAAATTATCCTGTATGTCCATAGCCACCTTCTCCGCGTTTGGTTATTGGTAAGTTTACGGTTTGAACAAAATGAACGCCGCTGCAATGCTCGATTATAATTTGAGCAATCTTGTCTCCAATTTTGACTTCGAAATCTGAATTGCTGTCTGTGTTGTATAGTATAACTCCAATATCGCCACGATAATCAGAATCAATAACGCCGGCAAGTACATCGATGCCATTTTTGTAAGCCAATCCAGACCTCGGAGCAATCCTTCCATAATGATTCATGGGGATAGCCATGCTTACGTTGGTTTTTATTAATTTTCTACCAAACCTAGGAACCACAGTCTCTTCTGCGGCATATAGGTCATACCCAGCAGAAAACTGGGTTCCTTGAGTGGGCGCTTTAGCCGAAGCGCTAAGCAGTTTGATTGGTATGTCCACGATTACATTATGCGTTTCACTCAAAAAAAGTCAATATAAAATTTGATTTTTGTTTCTGTTTTAGCATATTAAGTCATGAACATTATTGATAGCTATCAGTTGCTTAACGAATATTTTAATAATCACACTTGTTTCAACTTAAAGAAAAATAGAAAAGAAGTCCTTTTGGTCTCTGATGATGAAAACGCTGAAAATGCGGCTCTTACTTGCGCGTTGAAAGAAATGGAGAAAGCCAACGTTCTTCGTTCGTGCGTGGTAGATGGGCAAGATTATTGGGTCTTGATAAAGCCTCTTGAGTCTTTTTCGCAAACCGTGGAGATCAGCGGCCTAGTTTCCGCAGCGATAGCGTCGGTAATAAACGACATGTGCAAAGCTCTCGGGAGCGACTCTGAAAAGTGCGATGTTATGAACGTCACCGAAAAAGATTTAAAAAATTTAATTTACATAGCTTCGAAAGCCTCTCCAGACTCTTTAAAAAAATAATTTGACTTTTGCCCGGTCTGCTGTAAGAATCAGATAGACTGTTGTGCAGAGGTAGCCGAGCGAAACCACGCTCACTTAAGGATAGACTCCTTATTTTAAAAATCGTAATAGATCAACAAGCCCGTCAAAAGACGATAGGAAATTGGAAGAAATTCCAGCGTGCGTTCGGGAGAGGCCGCGTCGTAAATGAGTCCTATTTAAAACTGCTAGAAACTTAATTCCTCTCAAAGGAAAAGGCGATGGTAGATGTCTGAAAAAAAGTCACTGCGTAAACAACAGTCGGAAATAGCCAAAGGTAGTCACTAGCTAAACGGATTTGCTAAAGCCGGAGATGCGATGACTGATGTGGGTACTTTTGGGTGAATAATTACTTAGATATAAAGTCTAAGTTGACCTGCTATTGCTTAATTCCAACTCAAGGAAAAGTTATAAGGCGATGGTATGAAAGGAAAGTCTCTGTAGAGTTACAGAGCATCAAGGATAAAGTTTATGTTAAAAGTACAATCTATAAAAGACAATGACCTGCCTTTGGTCGAGAAGATCAAACTCAGCAACTGCAACGTTAGCTTCGAGACGTTATCTAATTCATATGATAACTTCTACTTTTCTATAGCAAGAAAATACTCCCAAACTTTAATTAGAATGGGCATGAGCAAAGAAGAGATTAAATTTGAAAAAGATTTTATCCTTTATAAAGCTATTCAGTCTTTCGACGTTAATCAAAAAACTAAATTTTCCACTTGGTTTTGCAACTGCTCAAGATATCATTTTTTAAATTATATTAACTCTAATAAGAAATATACTTTAAACGAAGGCTTCAGAGTAGACACTTATTTTAATAAAGATATTTTATCTGTCTCTGATAAAAACACAGAGATGTACGACTTCTTGTCTTCTATGCTTTCTTCTTTTAAAGATAAAAGGATTAACGAAGTTTACCGTCTAAGGTATTTTTCTAACTCATCTAAGTTAACTACTTGGAATAAAATTGCTAAGAAATTGAACATCAGCACCCAAACCGCTATCAATCTGCACGAAAAAGCCAAGGAGTTTTTGAAAACGAAAATCGTAAGCAAAAATTCTTTCGATTTGGTTTGACTTTTCTTTTTCTGTAGCCATAATATTCTTGCATGAGTGATGTAAAGACTGAAAATAAATGGGATACGCGTGAATTGGGAGCCTTGTGGTTGAAAATCAGCAAGGACAAGTCTCAAAAGTATATGACTGGTCATATTAATTCTTCGCTAGAAGGAAAAATTGACGTTGTTATCTTTTCTAACAAGGAAAAGAAATCTGAAAAGTCTCCAGACTTTAGGATTTATGCTTCTGATCGGCCAGACAAGCAAAAGGAACAAACCGCGACAACCTCGTCAACGCCAGCAAAGAAGGCCCAACCAGTGGCCGATGACGACGATGGTGTTTTGTAATAAAAAATAGAAAATCTTTTTCACCTACCTATAACAATAGGTAGGTTTTTTTATGCAATTCGCTGTTCACGTTCCTCTAAATTCTCTTAGCTTTGGGCAAGTAAGTTTTAACTTGCTGTATGAGTTCTATAAAATGGGGCTCAATCCATCTATTTTCAAAGCTTCTGACCAAAATATAGATTTTTCAGCATTTGATTTTGAGCAAGAATTTATTGATTGGATAATTAAAAACAACAACGAATCATTCTTAAAGCACAACAGGAACATCCCGTGCATTAGGCTTTGGCATATTAATGACTCTATAAGGTCATACTCAAATAAACAAATTCTCCTTACTTTCCACGAAACAGATCAGATAACTCCAATAGAAACAAATATTTTAAAAAATAGCACCGTTTGTGTTACCTCTAACCACACAAAAGAAGTCTTCTCAAATTCTGGTATTGATTCTACAGTTACTAACCTTGGCTTTGACTCTAGACATTTTAAAGTAACAAATAAAAAATACTTTGATGATGGAAGAATCACTTTTAACTTATGTGGCAAATACGAAAAGAGAAAGCACCACGCTAAAATAATTAAAACTTGGATAAGCAAATTTGGAAAGAATAAAAAATACTCGCTCCAATGTTCTATTCATAATCAGTTTTATCAAGACCCTAATGAATTAAAATCTATATACTCTAGTATCCTTGATGGCAAAACAGTTTTCAATGTATCTTTTTTATCTTCGATGCCAAAAAATTCAACATACAATGACTTCTTGAATTCTGCTGATATCATTCTAGGAATGTCTGGAGCCGAAGGCTGGGGGCTTCCAGAATTTCAATCTGTTGCGCTAGGTAAACATGCGGTTATATTGAACGCTACTGCATACAAAGAGTGGGCGAATAAAGACAACTCAATACTTGTTGAACCAAAAGGAAAGATTGAAGTTTATGATGGGAAGTTCTTTTCTAAAGGAATCCCATTTAATCAAGGGAATATTTTTGATTTTAATGAAGACAGTTTTATTGCCGGGTGCGAAGAGGCGATTAAAAGAGTAGAAAACGACAGAGTCAACCATCAAGGGCTAAAAATGCAAGAACAATTCAAGTACTCTTCAACAGCAAATAAATTACTATCTTTGATTTAATATGCCAATTTACCTATTCAAAAATCCCAATACAGGCAAGACGATTTCTGTTTTTCAGGGAATGAACGACGACCACACTTACTCTGAGGAAGGGATTAAGTACGAAAGAGTTTTTACTATACCTAATGCTCAAATAGATACTGAATTTGGATTAGATTCGTCATCAAAATTTGTAGAAAAAACAGGCAGAATGAAAGGCACCCTTGGGGAAATTTGGGATTACTCTCAAGAGTTAAGCGACAAAAGAGCCGCGAAACATGGCGGCACAGATCCTTTGCGCCAGAAAGCTGAAGAAAAATATTCTAAAAAAAGAAAAGGAATTAAGTACAAGAGTAGGGTCAACCCATCTGAAGTTCCTAAAATTCAACTTGACTAATTCCATTTCTTCGTAATACTGTGTAAACCATCTTGCCTTTTTCTATGAGCATCTTATCTAAAGAATTTGTTTCGAAATATAAAAATAAACAACCCAATTGGGGATTCAACGGCTTGGGGTATATAGTATACAAAAGAACTTATGCCCGACTCAAGGAAGATGGCAACACCGAAGAGTGGCACGAAACCGTAGAGAGGTGCATCAACGGAGCCCAAAAGATCGGCGCTGGATATACGGAAGAAGAAGCAGAAAGGATTTATGATTATGTTTTTAATCTTAAATGTAATTTTGCGGGCCGAATGCTTTGGCAACTTGGGACTTCCACTGTAGATAGATTCGGTGCGAATTCTCTCCTTAACTGTTGGGCCGTGGCAATGAGAGAACCAAATGCATTTTTGTTTCTATTCGAGAACTTGATGCTCGGAGGCGGGGTTGGGTACAGCATACGCAGAGAAGATGTGCATGAGCTTCCGAAAATTAAGAAAGGTGTAAAGGTTATTCATGAAGGATCTAAAGACGCTGATTACATTGTTCCAGACAAACGCGAAGGCTGGGTTAATTTGCTTTCGAAAGCGTTGGAAGCTTTTTATGTTACAGGTAAGTCTTTTTCTTATTCGACTATCCTCATCAGAGGTTACGGAGAACCAATCAAGGGCTTTGGCGGGAAAGCTAGTGGTCCACAAGTCCTTATTGATGGAATCGTTAAGATCTCAAAAATATTCCAATCAAGAGAAGGAAAAAAATTAAGATCTATTGATGTTCTTGATATTTGCAACATTATTGGAAGTGTTGTCGTTGCAGGCAACGTCCGCAGAAGCGCTGAGATTGCTCTAGGCGATCCAGACGACATTCTTTATCTCCGGGCTAAGAATTGGGGAACTGGCAATGTGCCTAACTGGAGAGCAATGAGTAACAATACTATCTACGCAGATAGTTACGATCATGTGCTTGAAGAAATTTGGAAGAATGGATATGAAATAAATAAAGACAGTGGTTACGCTAATGGAGAACCTTACGGTTTCTTTAATTTGCCATTGTCTCAGAAATTCGGCCGCATCAAGGACGGCCCCATGTCAGAGAACTCAATGTATCCAACAGATACTGATAATTGCGAAATGACAAATCCTTGCGCCGAGATTAGTCTTTCTAACTACGAATGCTGTAATCTCAGTGAGCTTTATCTAAATAACATTACATCAAAAGAAGAGCTAATTGATTGCTCTATTCTTCTTTACAAGACCCAAAAGGCTATTGCCTCTTTGCCATTTATTCATGAAGAAACCAATAAGATTGTTCACAAGAACATGCGGCTCGGTCTTGGCATTACTGGCGTTTGCCAGTCTTTACACAAGCTTGATTGGCTTGATAGTTGTTATGTTGCTTTGCGTTCTTTTGATTGCTCTTGGAGCAAGCTTCGCGGCTGGCCTGAAAGCATTAAACTCACGACTATCAAGCCTTCTGGAACGCTAAGCCTTCTTGGCGGAGCAACTCCAGGAGTTCACCCAGCATTCAGCCAATACTACATGCGCACTGTACGCATGTCTAGCTCTGATGCTTTAGTGCAGATTTGCAAAGACACTGGGTATCACGTTGAATTCCTTATTAATTTTGATGGAACAGAAAACAGAGACACTGTTGTGGTTTACTTTCCTTGCAAAACTCCAGAAGGATCGATCTTAGCAAAAGATATGGATGTTCTTAAGCAGCTAGATATGGTTAAAAAACTACAAACAGTTTGGTCTGATAACGCTGTTTCTGTTACTGCTTACTACAAGCCAGAAGAGCTTGAGTCATTGAAAGCTTGGCTTAAAGACAACTACGAACATAATATTAAAAGCGTTAGTTTCTTGCTATTTAAGAATCACGGCTTTAAACAAGCCCCGTATCAAGAAATAGACGAGGAGACATATCTATCTGCTATATCAAAAGTCAAGGCCACGTCTTCTTTAACCATTAATAGCTCAGAGATGCTTGACATGGCAGAATGCAGCAGCGGCGCTTGCCCAGTTCGCTAATTATACATAAATTTACAAAACCAAGATCTAATTTTATGGAAATTTACACAATCAAGCTTTAAAATATTTTAACTATATGAAATTTTACGTTAGAGGCGGCTTGGGCGATTTTTTGCAATGCTTTTGGTTTATAAAAAATAACTCAACCAGAGAATTCATTATCCATACACATTTTAAACAAGCTGAACTTTTCTTTAAAAATATAGGTATCGAAAACTGTTCTTTTTATTACTTTGATAATGTAGAAGAGCACGACTCTCAGGTTGATAAAATAGTTGAAAATCACGGAGAAAATTCAACTACAAACATCAAAGAATGCCCGAGATCTTTTTATTCTGATATCGATTTCTCTCAAGCAGCTAAAGACGAAGCTAAAGTCTTTTCTCAAAGATTCGACAACAGTAACCCAATAATTGGAATACATCCTTTCGGCAGTAGTTTTTCTTCTGACACTTATTCTAAATTCAATCTTCCGCCTAAGCATATTCCTTCTGATATTGTTAATGAAATAATCAAAGATGATTTTAACTATATAATTTTTGGATCTGAGCCAGAACTTAAGAATTATGGAGTTAAGGAATCCAAAAATGTAAAGCACACAAACATGGACATCCAATCGTGTTTAGAGCTTGCCAAATTATGCTATAAATTTATTGGCACAGATAGCGCATTCAAAACAATGTCTAGCATGGTCAGAGTTCCTACTCTGTGCGTGCTTGGCGATTTCAATGATCAAATAAGAGATCAATATTTTATTAATCAATACGAGAAAGATGGCGTTATGAAAGTTTATAGACTAAACAGCTTAGAAAATGAAAAAGATCAAGTAATTGAATTCATAAATAAAAGCATTGTATGAAATTTTAATATAAATGAAAATAGATATAATTAGTTCTATTTTTAATTCCGAAGAGTATTTAAGCGCTTTTTTAATTAATGTTTGTAATCAAACAATTTTCAAAGATTGTTTTTTGCATATCATATCTCCTAGCATTAATGAAAAAGAAAAAAAGATTCTTGATTTTTTTCTCAATAAACACTCAAATATTACAGTTACAGATTTACAGAAAAAATCATCTATTTACGAAAGCTGGAACATAGCTATAAAAAACAGCTCAAGCAAATACATCACAAATATGAATTGCGACGATTCTAAATGCCCGCATTCTTTAGAAAGGTATTTATTAGAAATCGAATCTCAAGATGAAATTGATCTTGTATTTTCTGACAGTTTCATTGCCACAGAAAAAAACGTTTCTTTTTCCGACAATAGGTTAAAATACGCTTATAAATTTCCAGAGGAAATCTCTATTGAAAATTTATTAAAATATAACCCCCCGCATCAAAGCCCGATGTGGAGAAGAAGTCTTCATGATAAATTTGGATTTTTTGATGAGAACATGTTCTCAGCTTCAGACGCGGAATTTTGGTTGAGATGCTATGGCGGTGGAGCTAAATTTAAAAAAATAAACGAAATATTAAATGTTTATTATTTTAACCCTAATGGAGTGTCTACTTCTTCAGGCAGAGCTTCTGAAAGAATTAAAGAAGAACAAGAAAACAAAACCAGATACGCTAAAATGTTTGACTACTCTGGAGAGATAAACGGAAAATTAGAAGACATAATTCATAAAATATGAAAAAGATTATATCATTTGCCTTGTGGGGCGACAATCCAAAATACACGACAGGCGCTATCAAAAACGCTAATATATCTAAAGAATTTTATCCTGACTGGATCTCCAGATTCTATATTCATAAAGATGTTGATATTAGCATAATCAATGAAATAAAAAGCATACAAAATACCGAAATATCAATAGTGAACGAAAATCCAGATTGGAAATCAATGTTTTGGAGATTCTTGCCGGTTTTTGATAATGATACTGAATGTTTTATATGTAGAGATTGTGATTCAAGATTAAGCGACAGAGAAGTGGCCGCTGTAAACGAATGGTCAAATAGCGATAAACTTGTGCATATAATGAGAGATCACCCATGGCATAGATTTGTGATGCTTGGAGGAATGATAGGCTTTAAAAAAGAAGCGTTTGAAATTTTAATTAACTCTTTACGCAATTTTAATCCCACCAACGAATACGGCACGGATTATGTATTTTTTGATAATGTATTATATCCGCAAGTGAAAGGCCTATCTCTAGTGCATGATGAATTTTTTGAAAAGAAACCGTTTCCAACTAAAAGAAAAAACTTTGAATTTGTTGGAGAAGTATACGACGAGAACGACCAAAGAAATCAAGAGCATTTAAGCATATTAAAACAGCATGGAAATTAAATTTTTAATTTTAACCTGCAAAAAGAACTTAGAAACAAAAGCTAAATCAGTTCTGGAAACATGGGCAGCAGGCCAAGAGTTAACGTTTCTAAGTGATTATGGTAATGGCAATAATATTATTTCATTCCAAATCCCAGCTGATTACGCATTCATGTCTATGCGTTACAGCAATTATATAAAAAGCTTAACTGATGTAGAAAATGATTGGTATTTTTTTTGCGATGACGATACATTCGTTAACACTTTAAATTTAAAGAGTCTATTGCTTAATTTTAATTGTAATGAGCCATTTTATATTGGCAAAAAACTTTTATTGACAGAAAAATGCTTAGACTCTGAAGGTAATTATACAGGATTTCCTATCCATTCACTTAAAGGAGATAGAGCTACTTTGCCTTTAAATTATACTAGCGGCGGAGCCGGGTTTGCTTTATCTAAGCAATCTATTATAAAACTTAAGGATTATTTACTTGCATGTAAAGATATCCCTTATTCTTATAATACTGATGTCACCATGGGTCTTTGGATGAGGAATTGCGGCGTGACTGTAACTGAAAACGATGGGTTCAATACTAATACGCCAATCAACCATAATCATAAAAAAGATAAAATCAAGAAAAGCTTGACATATCATTATTTAAACACCCAAGAAATGTATTATATAAATGAAATAATTTAAATATAATAACAAAATGCAGTTTCTATAAATTAAATAATTTTATGGATAAATTTTTAATATATCACCATCTTGGCCTTGGTGACCATATAATATGTAATGGATTAGTTAGAGAAATTTGCAACAATAGCAAAAATAGTTTTTTATTGCCAGCTAAAAAACACAATTTTAAAACAGTAGAATTTATGTTTCGAGATCTTAAGAATCTTATTGTTGTCCCTGTTGCTGGAGATGAATGCGTTGGTTCGCTGTCTTCCGAATTAAATTGTAAAGTTTTAACAATTGGGCATCAATTTTTAAATTCTTATAAAAAATTCGATCAGTCGTTTTACGATCAATTAAATATAAATTTTAATAAAAGGTGGTCATCTTTTTCTGTGACGAGAGACCGGGAAAGAGAAGCGGAATTATATGACAGAAGTAACGCAAAAGATAATTTTATTTTTGTTCACGACGATCAAGACAGGAACATGAATATAGACGCAAAATATTTACAAGACAAAAACATCATTAAAGCAGACAGAAAAATGACTAATATTATTTTTGATTATTTAAGTATTCTAGAAAACGCAAAAGAAATACACTGCATAGAAAGCTCTTTCTTGTTTTTGGTAGATTCTTTTGATTTTAAAGGTGAGTTATTTAACCATAGATACGCTAGACAATACCCAGAAAACAATACTCCTACTTTAAAAAACAGATGGACCATTTTAAATAAAAAATAAAATTACTATACGATGTGGATTTAAATAAATTTATAAACAGCGAGAATTTTAAAAAAATATGCAACATCTCTATTGATCAAAGCAATGTCAATCAAAAAAGATATTATAACAATGGAGATATAATTTTTTGTAAAACCGATTATTTACATGTTTTATTCCAAGAATTAAAAAACGATAAGAATAAATATATTCTCGTATCTCATCAAAGCGACTATGAAATAAATGAAAGACTTTTTAACACCAAGCCTGAGTGCATAAAAAAATGGTTTGCTCAAAACGTAAACTATAAAAATCCAAATTTAATTCCTATCCCAATCGGCATTGAAAATCATTGCGGCGCTTCAAAAGGACCACTTATAGATTTTCACCTCCAAATTTTACAAAATTATCAAACAGAAGAAAACTATATTAAAGAAAACCTTCTGTACACTAATTTCAATGTGAAAACTCACTATTCTAGAATTAATTGGCTGAATCAAATTAAATCTTTAGGATTAGAGGTTAGTGAAACAAAAACATTTTCAAATTACGCAGATGATTTAAAAGCAAGTTATTTCAGCGCATCGCCTAGAGGAAACGGAATAGATTGCCACCGGACTTGGGAAAGCCTATATTATAATTGCATCCCAATCGTTCCTAAGCACTTTTCTTACGACTCTTTCGACGCACCAATAATACAAATAGAAAACGAGCTTGAATTGACCCACAGCTTTTTAGAAAATAAAAAAATAGAAATTTTAAGTCAAAAAAAGTTCAAAAATAAAAAAATATTAACTATAGACTTTTGGCACGATTTAATCATAAAACATAAAATACAACTATGAGCTATTCTCAATTTAACATAGATATTTATCTGTGCGAATTATTTAAAAACGCAAACCCCGGATTTTTTATAGAAGCTGGCGCAAATGATGGCGTAAGTCAAAATAATACTTTTTTGCTAGAAAAACGTTTGAAATGGAATGGCCTTCTAATAGAGCCAAATGTCCACGTATTCAATTCATGTAAAGCTCATAGATCATGCATTATTGAAAATTGCGCTTTAGTTTCTTTTGATTTTAAAGATGAATATATAGAAGGTGATTTTAATCAAACAAGCTTCGAAGGATCTATGACTGGCGGCTGTTCGCCAATTCATTCAAAAAACTGTAAAGCAAAAGCTGAAAAGCTATCAAATTTATTGATAAAACACAATATCAGCAAAGTTGATTTTTTAAGTATTGATGTCGAAGGTTACGAAATTGAAGCTTTGATGGGATTAGATTTTAATATACATTCCCCTTCATATATTTTATACGAAGATCACGAACACAGAAATATCAAATATATTGAAAAGTTTGAAGATTTTTTTGCAAATCGAAATTATTCATTAGAAAAGAAATTTTCAAATAATCACTTTTTATTCAAATTAAATTAATGAAAATTTTTGTAGCGGGCCATAAAGGAATGGTCGGGGCGTCTATTCTTGAAAAGCTTAATAATGAAACCAATGTCGAAATTTTTACTATAGACAGAAAAGAGCTCGATCTATTAAATCAATATCAAGTATTAGATTATTTTTCTAATAATAACTTTGATTTAGTTATTGACTCTGCTGCAAAAGTTGGTGGAATTCATTCTAATAACACTTATCGCGCCGATTTTATTTATGAAAACTTACAGATACAAAACAATTTAATTCATGCGTCGTATCTTTCTTGTGTCAAAAAGTTTTTATTTCTTGGCAGCTCTTGTATTTATCCAAAATTTGCAGAACAACCTATTAAAGAAGAATACCTGTTAACCTCTCCTCTAGAATATACAAATGAACCTTATGCGATAGCTAAAATTGCTGGCATAAAAATGTGCGAAAGCTATTACAAACAATACGGCTGTAATTTTATATCAGTAATGCCAACCAATTTATATGGCCCAAATGATAATTTTCACCCAATGAATTCTCATGTGCTTCCTGCTTTGCTTCGTCGTTTCCATCAAGCCAAGATAGGCAAAGAGCCTTTTGTTGAAATTTGGGGGACCGGAAAAGCTAAAAGAGAATTTATGCACGTTGACGATATGGCCGACGCATGTTTATTAGTAGCAAAAAAATTAAACGCTAAAGATTTATATTCTCAAAACATTTCACAAATCAATATTGGCAGCGGATTTGAAACCTCCATACACGATCTTGCTTATAGTATTGCTGAAATTGTTGACTACAAAGGAGACGTCAAATTTGATTTAACTAAGCCAGACGGAACAATGAGAAAGCTCTTAGATTGCTCAAGGCTAAACAAGCTAGGATACACTGCTAAAATAAAACTAGAAGACGGATTAAAAGATACATATAATTGGTATTTAAAGAACCAAAGCGTAATAAAACCATGAAAATAATAATAACTGGAATACTTGGCCAAGACGGCTCTAACATGGTAGAGTATCTTCTAAAAAATACTAACGCCAAGATATTCGGAATGGCTAGGCGGACTTCAAACCCTAATTTTATTAATTGCAAATCTTTCTTAAAAGAAGAAAGGTTCCAGCTTGTCTATGGCGACTTATCTGACAACGTAAGCCTTGATAATCTTGTTAGAGACATCCAGCCAGATTATTTTATAAATTTTGCCGCTCAATCGTTTGTTGGCTGTAGCTGGGACATTCCTCTCCAAACTTTTGATTCAAACGCAACAGGTGTTGCGCGTTGCCTAGAAGCTGTTCGCAGGTTCCAACCAAAGTGCCGTTTCTATTCTGCTGGGTCTAGCGAAGAATTTGGAGACGTCGCATATAGCCCTCAAGACATAAACCACCCGCTTAGACCGCGAAGTCCTTACGGAGCATCAAAAGCTGCTGCGAGACAACTTGTAAAAGTGTATCGTGATTCTTATAATTTATATGCTGTACATGGCATTTTATTTAACCATGAAGGGACCAAGCGTGGAGAAGAATTCGTCACTAGAAAAATAACTAAAGGAGTCGCAAGAATATATGATTGTATAAAAAATGCAAAACCATTTAATCCAATTGAACTTGGCAATCTAGACTCTAAAAGAGACTGGTCTGATTCTGAAGATTTTGTTGATGGGGTATGGAAAATGCTCAATCAACCAACCCCTAAAGATTATGTTTTATCTAGCAACGAGACTCACTCTATTAGAGAATTTATTGGGCTTGCTTTCAGTGAAGTCGGAGTAGAAGGAGTCTGGCATGGCTCTGGAGTTAGCGAAGAGTTCAGCGTATCTACTAAATACGCTATTTCTAAAGATCCTCTTTCTTCTGTTTTGATTAAGGTGAATGAAAAATTTTACAGGCCAGCAGAGGTAGATTTATTATTTGGAGACTCGAATCCAGCAAGGAATGAATTAAATTGGCTCCCGAAGACCGATTTTCACAGCCTTGTCCGGAAAATGGTGGCTCACGACATTTCTTTGCTTGACAAATCGTAGCCGCGCGTCATAGTGTCCTCGATGACTGCGCGAACGAGCAAGCCAAGAAAATTAAGCCAGCAGCAAGAGGTGATATCTTTATTTCTGATTGATAAAAAAAATATTAATTGGCCTAATGAAATGCGCGTAGCTACCAAGCTTATAAAAGAGTATGGTTTTGATTGGCTTATGAGTTTAAATGGTAGGACCAAAACTATATCCTTGACTTGGTTCTTGGGAGAAAATGGGAAAAAGTTTCTCAATGATATCAAAAAATATCAGTCTCTTTCTTTTGAAAAGCAGGAGATTATCCTAGAAGATAATCCAGTAGCTCCTCCTACGGAAATTGTAAAAAAACCTACATCAGTAAAAGATTTTTTAAATATTTTTAATAAGACATAATATGGCAAGACAAAAGAAAGAGATTCAAGAGAATCCAGACTCGGATACATCATCAGGAAAGCTGAAGGTTCTTGATAATATTCTAAATAGAAATAAAGACCACCATTACGCTTTTGATAATAATATTGATTATGTTATTAGCAGCGGCAGCTTGACATTAGATATTGAGATGAGCGGAGGCATCCATCCCGGAATCATCCGATCTTCAGGAATCACAGAGGGAGGCAAAACTAGCAATGCTTTGGCGTTTGCTCGCAATTTTCAAATAACCCATCCAGAAAAAGGATGCATTATTTATATTAAGTCTGAAGGACGTTTGAGCGAAAACATGATTGCCAGATCTGGAGTAAGCACCGATCCGGCTAAGTGGAGGGTTATCCCTACTAATGATTATGAATTTGTCACCGACACAATGCGTGAGCTAATTAAAAATAATGATGATGGAAATATTTATTTCTTTATCATCGACAGCCTTGACGCTCTGGTCCCTAGGAATGACTTAGCCAAGTCCGCTATGGAAGCAAATAAAACGGCTGGAGCAGCCCTGTTAACATCTGATCTTCTTCGCAAAATGGCTGCGGCTTTCTCTTCCAGAGGCCACATATGCTTCCTTGTGTCTCAAGTCAGATCATCGATTAAGATAAACCCATACGAGAAAGGCGATCCGAAAGTAACTAACGCAAGCGGAGGAAATGCTGCTTTGCATTATTCAGATTGGATTCTTGAGTTCCAACAGCGCTGGAATAAGGATCTTATCTACGCTAACGCTAAAGGAGAAGGCAATCCAGTTGGTCATTGGTGCAAAATCATCTTCAAAAAGACTCCCAATGAAAAGTCCGGAAGAGAAGTTCGTTACCCGATTAAATATGAGCGGTCTAACGGATCGAGTGTTTGGGTTGAGTATGAAATCGTTGACCAGCTTTTAGCTTGGGAGTTCGCTCACGCTAAGGGGGCTTGGATCACTATTACCGACGAGCTTATTAAAGAATTGGCAGAGAACAACATTGAAATGCCTAAGCAGCATCAAGGAGAAGCTAATTTAAAGAACTTCCTTGAGGAGCACCAAGACGTTACTAAATATCTCTTTAATAAGTTCATTAGCGCTTTAAAGAAGTGAAGCTGTATAATATATACGGTAAAGCTGTAAGCAAAAACGTCTCCCAGTATTTAATCGATTGGGAGGCGGCTTCTCGGTCTAAGGTTCAGTTTAATGCAAAGCAGTTTCTTAAAAAGTACTGGAAGAATCATATTGTTTACGAAGAGTTTCCCGTATTTGGTTCTAGGCTTAAAGTAGACATTGTTAACGCTACCCTAAGAATAGCCGTAGAAGTTCACGGCAAACAGCACTCCGCTTACAATAAATTCTTTCACGGAGACTCTAGGCTGAACTATTTGAAATCAATCAAGAGAGATGTCGCTAAGGAAAAGTGGCTGGTTTTGAATGAGTTTCAGTTGGTTGAAGTTTATGAAAACGAAGTGAAAGACTTGTCAGAGCAGTTTTTCAAAGACAAATTTAATATCAATCTTTAATGGCCATTTATTCTCTCCAAGTAGAAAAATACGTATTGTCTGGATTAATTAGGCATCCAACTTCTTTTGCCGACGTTGAATCTTTTATCAGTGACAGTGATTTTATCAATGAGGTTCATTATACTATCTTTTGCGTTTTTAAAGAGACGTTCAATAAAGGGGAGCAAATTGATAAGGTCTTGATTTCTCAAAAATGCAAGAACCTTGGCATCACATTTAAGGACCAGTCTATTGATATCTTTAATTATGTCAACAGCATTTGCCTTGTGCCCACCTCTCAGGCCGGTTTAGTTGAAGGATCTAAAGAACTTCTTAAGCTCAGGATCAGAAGAGAGATAGAGCAGACCGGAGACGATATTAAAAAGTTTGCTAATTCATGCGCAGAAAAACAAATTGAAGAAATCATTACCGAATCAGATAAGATCTACAATAGCAAAATTTGCGTTTACGCTGCCGAGAATAACAAGCCAGAAGATATTACTGCTAATGTAATAGAAATAATTGAAGAGCGCGGAAACAATCCAATTCAAGATACTGGCTTAGCTACTCCTTATCCAAATTTTAATCGCCTTTATGGCGGCATTCGTCCCGGTAATATATATGCATGGGTAAGCAGACCTAAGCATGGCAAATCAACCATATTGAACGACCTAGCCATTAAGGTCACAAGCATGAATAAAGGGTGCCGAGCACTTGTTCTAGACACTGAAATGTCTACTATAGATATGAAGTTCAGAATAGCTTCTTCTATTACCGGCATTCCTGTTTGGCACTTAGAAACAGGTAACTGGAAAAAGAACGCTAATCTTTTCCAAAAATTTGAAGAAAGCAAAAGCAAAATCAAAGCCCTTAGCAATCAAGTAGACCATCTTCAAGTAGCTGGAAAGCCTATCGAGGAAGTGGCGTCTATTGTCAAGCGCTGGTATTTCTCAAAGGTTGGTCGCGGAAATCAATGCGTTATTATTTATGATTACATTAAGCTAACAGGCGAATCTGATAAAAACAAACAAGAATACCAATTAATTGGCGACAAAGTCAATGCTCTTAAAGAGCTTTGCTTGGAATTAAATGTCCCGATTCTAACAGCTTGCCAGCTTAACAGAAGCGCAGAGAACGGCGTAGATGACAGCAGCGCGATTTCTCAGTCTGATCGGCTACAATGGTATGCATCTTTTGTCGCTATTTTCAGGCGCAAGAGCGTAGAAGAGATTGCTGACGATGGAATAGAGTTCGGTTCTCATAAGCTGATTCCTCTAGCGACCCGCTTCCAAGGAAAAGACTCCGCTGGGCATCACGATTTAGTTAGAATCAAAGAGGGCAAAAAGATTAAGTATGCCCCGAATTATATAAGTTTTAATATTAACAATTTTAATGTTGAAGAAACTGGGACTTTGGAAGATATTATATCTGCTAAGTCATTGCGCCCTGAGCTAGACGACTCTGGCGATGGAGAAGTATTATGAATGACTGCGAATCCGTAAGGCAGATATTGACCGACATTGGCTACTCGCTTGTCGATCACGGAAGAGAGTACAGAACAAGGCCTCTTTATAGAGATTCCGGTAACGATAACGTTTTAAGAATTTGGAAAAATTCTGGGCAATGGGTAGACTTTAAAGAAAACATCAGCGGCTCTATTGAAGATCTTGTAAGACTAACTCTTAAGCTTAAAAATATAGACGAAGCAAAGAAGTGGATTTCTGAAAAAGGAATCGACACTTCTCGATCTGAAGAGAATCAACAAAAAGTAACTACTAGTCAAACAACTATTTTTGATAAGTCTTTGCTTATAAAGCTTTCGCGAGATCATTCTTATTGGGAAAATAGAGGCATCTCTAGCCAGACTCTTCTTCCATTCCAATGCGGCGTTGCTTCTACCGGAAAAATGTTCAATAGATATGTCTTTCCTATATTCAACTGCAAGGACGAGATAGTCGGATTCGCCGGCAGAGATATATCTAAAATGAGCTTAGAAGGAAGACCAAAGTGGAAACTAATTGGAGACAAGAAAGAATGGGCTTTTCCGCTAAAAGTAAACTCTAAAGACATCAAAAATTCTAAATTTATTATCCTTGTCGAAAGCATTGGCGACATGCTAGCGTTAAGAGAGAATGGGATTAATAATTCTATAGTCTCTTTTGGCTTGAATCTTTCTCCAAAAATTATATATTCCCTTATTGGTTACAATCCAAAAAAGATAATAATAGCATTTAATGACGACAGCTTCGATAATGCAGCTGGAAATATAGCAGCAGAATCCGCGAAGCAAAGGCTTCTGAATTACTTCGACTCCAATCAAATAGAAATCAAACTCCCATTTGGCGCAAAAGATTTCGGAGAAATGCATTTAAAAGATAGATCTCTTATCGGTAATTGGTATAATTCAATTCAATGAGCACCACTGAAAAAATAAAGCTTAGCGCCAGCAAAATTAAAACCGCTGAAGGCTGTAGCTGGCTTTACTATACTAAATATGTTCTTAAAGTGCCAGACATTTCTAATTCCGGAGCTTCTAGAGGAACAATCTGTCATTTAATTTTTGAGCTTCTTTTAAAAGATAGACACAAGAAATATTTCGAAGACTTGTGTTCTGGCAAAGCCGGTGTAATTAAAAACCCCTGCATCCACAGACTAATTCTAAAAAACGCAAAGAAACTCAAAGTCAACGACGAAGAAAATTTGGATCTTATTTACATGATGATTCAAACAGGCCTTCAAAATGATTTTTTTTGCAACGGATCTGTTTTATTAGAAGCCGAGTCGGAGTTCAAACTAGAAGAAGATGACTATATCATAAATGGCTTTATTGATAAGCTAGCAAAATTTAACGATAAAGAATATAAGATTTACGATTATAAATCAAGCAAAGCTAAATTCTCTAAAGAAGAGATAGACTTTAACTTGCAAAACTTGATGTATTCTTTGGCTGTGTTTAAAACAAAGGGACATATTCCAACAGTGTCCTTTGTATTTTTAAAATTTAAAAAACAACCGATCCAACAGGCACCCACCCCCACCCAAGAGCAGTTAGAAGGATTCAAGACTTATTTAAGTTATATAGCTGGATATATATCTTCTTTTGATGAAAAGAAAGCCGTGCAAAATCTTGCCGCCAAATCTTTTAAGAAGAAATGGATGTGTGGCAGCGATGTGGAAGGCAAATGGATCTGCCCGTCTAGACTACCAGCAACATTTTACATAGGCTCGGATGAGAAAGATAAATTTATTAAATCTTCATTCGATAAAGAATTGCTGTTGAAAGACCCCAAGGTAAAATTAATAAACAAAAAAGAATACAAGGGCTGCCCATTTTGGAGCAAAGATACGTTGACTTTTTGATTGACTTTCTCGAAAAAGCAGCCACAATTAAGCGTGTACTCGGCTGTCCCTTTATTTAAATCTCATTATAGCCTTGGCAAATCTGTGCTTACCCTGTCTAAAGCAGGGTCTAGCGACCCAGACGAGCCAAGCTCTATTATTGACATCGCGAAGAAGCTTAATCTAGACAAAGTTCATCTTGTCGATGACTCTATTTCTGGACTGCTAGAAGCTTACAAGTCTTGCGAGGACGCAAATCTAAATTTAAGATTTGGCTTGCGTTTAACCGTGTGCGACGATATTGACAACAAGACTGCTGAATCTAGAGAAAAAGAACACAAAGTAATCGTCTTCTTGTCGAGATCAGAAGGGTATCAAAATCTGATCAAGATATCTACTGTTGCCAGTACAAATGGATTTTACTATTACCCAAGAATAGACTGCAAAACTCTTAAAGAAATTTGGAGCAAGGAAAATCTTTTGCTTTGCATTCCTTTCTATGATTCTTATGTGTTCAAAAATAATTTGACTTATAGCGTTTGCATTCCTGATTTTAGTTTTTGCGATCCTGTTTATTTTGTAGAGGATAATAATTTGCCATTTGATGAAATTCTTAAATCGAAAGTCGAAGAAATTGTCTCAGACAAACAATTGGCAGTCAAAACACAGTCTATCTATTATGAAAACAAAGAAGACTTCTTGGCTTACCTTACGTTTAGGTGCATCTCCGAAAGAACCACTTTGAGCAAACCTAATCTAAATCATTGCTCTTCAAACGAATTCTGCGCCGAGTCATTCAAGGAAAAATATGGAAAATGAACTACTGAGATTTGACAAGTCTAAAAAGATTGTCTTTATCGACTGCGAAACATTAAATCTGTGTCTTAATTTTTGCCAAAATCTTCCATGGCAAGTTGCCATGCTAGACACTGTGGGTGGTAAGAAAATCGACGAGAGAGATTTCTTGATTAAATGGGACACCAATCTTAAAATATCAGAAGATGCCAGACGAATCACAAGATATCCTGAAGGACTCATCCAAACAACTGGCAAGAAATTTGATGATGTCTTTGATACTATTAGGGATTGGCTTGACTCTTGTGACTATATTGTTGGTCATAACATTCTTGGCTTCGATTTCTATCTTATAAAAGAGATGTATTTGCTTAAAGGATTGCGAGCGAATCATTTAGTTAATAAAATTTTAGATACTAATTGCTTGGCTAAGGGAATCAAATATGGAATCCCTAAGATGTCAAAAGAAACTTTGATCGAATATCAATATAAATTACTTCATACTTACAGAAAAGGTATAAAAACTAATCTTACAGCTTTGGGCAAGGATTATAATATAGATCATGACTATGATAATTTGCACAATGCAATTGTTGATTTGGATTTGAATTTGAAAGTCTGGAATAAAATTAAATTTCAAGTGGAGATATGAATAATTTTAATAGCTATTTTACTGATTTTAAGTTGCCATTATATGGCGTTAGACTTCCAGAGTTCAATATTGAAAGCCGCCTTAAGAAAGAGTATGGCTTAAAAGAAGAGTCTTCCAACTACGACTTCTTGATGCAAGTGTGCAGAGCTAATTTTAAAAAGCTAAACATAGCCAAAGAAGATTTTCCTAAATATTCAGAGAGAGTAAAATACGAATTGGAGACCGTTAAAGACCTCGGGTTTCTTGACTATATTCTTTTGGTTTGGAATGTTATTAATTATTGCAACGAAAACTCCATTCCTGTGGGTCTTGGGCGCGGTTCTGCTGCTGGTAGTCTTATTCTTTATCTGCTGGGAGTCACCAAGGTAGATCCGATTAAATACGAGCTATTCTTTGAGCGGTTTATATCTAAGATCCGTGCGAAGAAACAAGTGGTTGATGGTATAACTTACCTTGACGGATCGCTCATGTGCGACGTAGATATCGATATCTGTTACTATAATCGACATAAAGTAATCAAATACTTAGACCAGCTATTCTCAGGCAGAACATCTAAGATCCTGACTCTTACAACTCTAAGCGGGAAAATTCTAATTAAAGAATGCGGCAAAATCATAGATGAAAAACCTGAGTCAGAAATGAATGAAGTAAGTTCTTTGATCCCTAAAACTTTCGGCCAAGTGATGGACCTTAAGCAAGCTTATGCTGAAGTGCCTGACCTACAAGCTTGGTGCGATAACAATCCTAGAGCTTATAAGACTGCGCTAAAGTTGCGCAATTTAATTAAGAACAAGAGCGTCCACGCTTCAGGGATGATGCTTTCGTACCATCCAATAGATCAAAGCTGTCCTACCGAACTTACCAGCGACAAAGAACAGGTCTCTAGTTACGACATGAATTGGGTTTCTATCTTTAATGTTAAACTAGATCTTCTTGGCTTAAGAAGCGTATCGATTGTAGACCGTGTCTGTAAATTAATAAATATTAAAACCTCAGACATTGATTTTAATGATCCGATAATATATCAGCAGCTACAAGACTTTAAAACTCCTCACGGATGCTTCCAAATTGAAGCTGAAACAAATTTCAAAGTTTGTAAGAAGGTAAAGCCAAAAAACCTCGAAGAACTAAGCGCAGTCCTTGCTCTTGCTCGCCCCGGAGCTTTAGAGTTCGTTGATCAGTATGCTAACTTCACTAACAACAATCAATACGAAGGCATCCATGAATTTTTTGATTCCGTATTGAGCGGCAGCGGTGGCGTTGCATTGTATCAGGAGCAGTTGATGAAAATGTCCAATAAGATTGGATTTACTCTTGATGAAGCAGAAGTTCTTCGCCGAATTGTCGGTAAGAAGAAAGTCGAAGAAGCCAAAAAATGGCAAGAAAAGATCAAAGACAAGATCAAAGAGAATAATCTAGCCCCAGAGATCGGAGACATCCTTTGGCGCATTCTTGAAAACTCAGCAAATTACTCATTTAATAAATCGCACTCCATGAGCTATGCGGCTCTTGCCGCGTGTACTGTTTATCTTAAATTCAAGCACCCTAAAGAATTTTTCTTAGCTTTGCTAGAAATGACAAAGCATGAGCCGGCTCCTTTAGAAGAGATATCTAAGATTCAGAAAGAGCTTCGCCACTTTGGCGTAACTCTGCTTGGGCCTCACATATTAAAATCTGATACTGATTTTTCTATCCAAGGAAATGATATTAGATTTGGATTATCTTCTATTAAGGGCATCTCAGAGAAAACTATGGAAAAGCTCAAACTCTTTAAGAGCGAGCAATCTAGTAAATTTGAAGTATTCCAAGCCGCTAAAGAAGTTGGGCTTTCTATCGGTGTTTTATCAGCACTGATTCAGGCTGGTGCCTTGGATGGGTTCTCTGTTTCCCGCAGCAGAGTCGTCCTAGAGGCTCAATTGTGGAACGTGTTAAGCGAAAAGGAAAAAGTCCTTGCCATGCAGTATGGCCCAGAGTGCGGTAACGACTTACTTAAAACAGTCAAAAAGCTATCTGAAACTAAAAACGAAAACAGCAAGCTTCTTATAAAAGAAACTCGTTTAGTCACAATAAAGAAAAAGTATGATCTTTATTTAAAAATATATCAACAAAACAATAAATCAGAAAGCTTTGCTAATTGGTACTATGAAAATAAATTGCTTGGGTATAGTTACAATAACACACTGATAGATATATTCCACCCTAAGATGCCGTCGCTTGTTTCAACCGCTCAGATATCTGAATTAGGTAATAACTCTATTGTTTATCTAGTTGGCAAGGTGGAAGAAGCCTCGGAATGGACTTCTAAAAACGAGAAAAAAACTAAAGTATTCAAAATGATCGTTTCTGATGAATTTGGATCTATACCTGTTCTTACTTTCAACGACAAAATAGAATTCAATAAATCCTCTAATGGCGACAAGCTGCCCGAAAAGGAAGACATCGTTATCGTTAAAGCCACGAAAAAACAAGATTGCTTGTTTGGGGATTCCATTGGAATTCAGACCTTGAAAATTTACACCAAGCTTTCAGAATTGAAAGAAAAAAATCTTGACAATCAAGAGTAAAGCGTCACAATAACCTGTATGCTTCAATTTTATAAACCGAACCCTAAGAACACTGGCTGCGGATGCTCCTTCAAATACTCCGCCAAGGACGACTGCGTTTTCGTCAACATGATCAAGCAGGCGAGTTGGGACGACCAAGCTAAGCGCGGATCATTCGCTGGCAACTCTCAAAACCCAAAGGCTTCATGCTCTATTAAGCTAAGTCTTACTGAAGCTTCAGATATCATCTCGGCAATTAGACGCAATGGTGAGATTTCAGCTTTTCACGACTCAGCTAAGCAAGTAACTAGAATCAAGTTCTCTCCTTACATGCGCGGCACAAAGGATGATCCAAGCAAGATAGCTCAAGTTGGCTATTCCTTTTCCGTGTCAAAGGAAAGCAAGGAAAACGCTCAAGACAAGACCTCTTTCTTGATTGGCTTTACATTCGGAGAGGGAACCCGCCTTGAGGCTTTCTTCTGCTTTGCTCTTGCGAAAAGTTTTGAAAAGGCTTCGCTAGATCAAGATAATAGATCAGCCGCCGCTCCTCAAGCAGTCCTTCCCAAGAAAGAAGAGGCTCCGAAGCAGGAGACGCCGGACGACGATCTATGGTAAAAAAGAAAAAAATCCTTTATCACAGCGATTTCGCTTTATCTAAAACTGGCTTTGGTAGAAATACCAAGGCCGTTCTTTCTTATTTATATAACACAGGAAAGTACGATATAGTTTCTCTCGCAGGCGGGCTTACTAAAAACCATCCAGAATTAGAAAGGACTCCTTGGAAAAGCTATGGAAGCTATCCCGTCTCTGGCGCGGAATTAAACGATTCAAATTCTAGCACAGACAAAAGCAGGCTTTATTCTTATGGAGCCTTTGAGTTGGACAGAATTGTGGAGCTAGAAAAGCCCGATGTCTATATCGGAGTGCAAGATTTTTGGGGAATTGATTACGCGATAAATAAACCGTGGTTTAATAAGATAAATCACGCTCTTTGGATTACATTAGATTCGCTGCCTTTGCTACCATCTGCTGTGGAAGCAGCTCCTAAAATTAAAAACTATTGGGTATGGTCTAGTTTTGCTGAAAAAGAAATGCATAAACTCGGGCACGCGCACGTTAAAACTCTGCATGGGGCTATAGATGTTTCTGATTTTAGGCCTTTCTCAGAAGATGAAAAAGCAAGCCTAAGAAATAAAAACAAGATATCTTCTGATGATTTTATTATTGGATTTGTTTTTAGAAATCAACTCAGAAAATCTGTACCAAATTTACTTCAAGGCTTTAAGATCTTTAAAGAAAAAAATCCTGAATGTAAACCAAAGCTTTTATTGCACACTCATTGGAAAGAAGGGTGGGGAATTGAAAAGCTAAGCAAAGAAACTGGAGTTGATATTAAAGATATATTAACTACATATATTTGTAAAAAATGCCGCAATTATCATGTAAGCTCATTTTCGGGTCACGAAACAGATTGCTCAAAATGCGGAAGTCAATCTTCTTGCGTCACAACCTCGATTAACCTTGGCACTACAGAAAAACAATTAAATGAAATTTATAATTTAATGGATGTTTATTGCCACCCATTCACAAGTGGTGGTCAAGAAATCCCGATCCAAGAAGCGAAGTTGGCTGGACTAATTACTTTAGTCACTAATTATAGTTGCGGGGAAGAAATGTGTTGCCCTGAGGCTAATTCTATCGCTTTAAATTGGAGCGAGTATAGAGAATTCGGAACCGAATTCATTAAAGCGTCTACTTGCCCGATTTCAATATCAGATAATTTAACTTCTGTTTTTAAGATGCCAGTTAATGAAAAAATTAAAATGGGGAAATTAGCTAGGAAATGGACTATAGATAATTTCTCTGTAGATAGTGTTGGCGGTAAAATAGAAAAATTTTTAGACTCTTGTGAATTAAAAGAGTATTCTTTAGACAAAGAACCAGGCAAATTGTGCAATCCAAATGCTTTTGTTCCAGAAATAGAAGATAGTGTGCTTTGGTTGAAGTCTTTATATTCTTTAATACTACTAAGAGACATAGCTGATGGCGATGATGGATTATTACATTGGGTTGATAAAATTAAAAATAATACTCCACGACGAACTATAGAGCAGTATTTCAGAGAGGTGGCGTACAAGGAAAACGAAAAAAATAAAAAATTTAAAATAGAAGATCTTTTTATTGACACAAAGCCAGAAGAAAGAATTTTTGTTTCTATCGATTCTTCTTTAGAGAACATTTTCTTGTCTACAAAAATCATCTCGGCAATAAAAGAAAAATATCCAGACAAAAAGATATTTGTTTCTTCCAACGAGCTTTGCCAATCTGTCTTTTCAGGAAACACTATGATTCATTCTGCTATAATTAAAACATCAGAGTTCGACGATCCGACTTTCCTTGGCGCTAATTTTTTTCAGAGTTATCGTTTAGACAACTTTTCTATAAACAATAGCCACTCTCTATTAATCAAATGAATCTTTTAAAATCTTTTTCTGTTACAACTGGGCTAGATCCTGGCAATTCATATCTATATGAGAGCCTGTATCCATTAGATTTTGATAAGTATATTGTTTTAGATACGCAGTCAACTAATCCAAATTTTCATTATATTTTCTGGTTTAGAGTTATAGAATTGATAGAGCCAATCTTGTCTAATCATAATATAAAGATTGTTCATTTTGTCGAAGACAAGCGCTATCACTTTAATCACACTTACCTAGATAATTCTAATTCCCTTTCTCAAAGAGCTTATATTTTGAAGAAGGCTTTATTCTTTTGCGGATCTTCGAAATTGTATTCATTGATGGCTTCTGAATATTCAGTGAATCAATGCTTTATAAAGACCGACTATACTTTGGACAACGTTTTAGCAAAAGAAGATCAGATTATCCATTCCAATACTGAAAGAAAGAATTTCTTAAACCCTACAGGAGCAAGAATAAATAATATCCGGCCAGAGGAGATAGCGAAAAAAATCCTTAAGTCTGCTCTTAACGAAGACCACTGTTTCGATAATACCATATCTGTAGGAAAAGTTTTCTCCGCTCAGAATTTAGAAGTTATACCCGATTGCGCTTTTAAAATAAACAATAATCTAAAAAATGAAATTGTTATCCGAATGGATTATTTGTTTTCTGAAGAAAATTTAGATCTTCTTTTGTCTTACCATTCCTGCTCGGTTGTTACCAACAAAGCAATCAGTAAAAGTTTATTAATTAAAAGATTAAATAAAATTAAAAAGATATATCTTAAAGTTGAAAAAAATTCAGATCCATCATTCATTGATATCATTGAAGAGTTAAAAATAGATTATGAAATAATTACTACTTTAAGCAGCGCTGACCTAGAAAGAGAAAAGATGAAATTCTTTGATTATAAAAAAATCAATAGGCTCAATGTCTTGGGCTTAGAATTTTTAGAAGGATTAGATAAATCAAAAATTTACTTTAAGACAAATAAAATAGTAATAAAAGGCGGGAAAACTTTTGCCAGCAAATGGCATTCCAGATCGAACATCAATAGCCCGGATGTTCGTAATTCAAGTTTCCAAATACCGCCTGTTATCGATCAGTCTTTTAAAGATGAGGCCGATTACTTTTATTTCTTGACTAAAGAGCAATTCGAAGCATAATGAATGAGATGAGTACACCTCCCAAGCTTCTCACTCGAAATGAATTCGGTCTTTTAGAAGATCCTCCCATTCCATACGTTTTCAACGAAGATGGATACGTTAATTGGCGCAAGATGATTCGACCTGAATTTCTAGTGCCGAATAAGCAGCGCACCCAAGAAACAGATATCACAAAGCTAGAAGACAAGGATCTTTTAATTTTGCTAGGCGGAATTAAAGAGCTTGCCCAAATCAGAGGCTTCACTTGCGTATCTTACGATGTGCCAGAAGCCGGCCCAAATTATGTTTTAGCTAGTTGTTATATAAATTGGATAGGTAACTACGAAACGGCTGATAAGGATATCTCTTTCCAATCCCTAGCAGATGCCTCGCCGGACAACACTCAAAGTTTCGCTCGTAATTATTTAGCAGCTATCGCTGAGAACAGGGCGTTCGTAAGATGCGTACGGAACTTCTTAAAGATTAACATTGTCGGCCAAGAAGAGGTCGGAGTCAAGGTCGTAGACGACCCGACTATAGACAATCCTATGTCTCCCGCTGCGGTGCTTCAGAACATTATGAAAGAGAAAGGCATTTCTTTCGATCAAATTCAAAAGCGATTAGTCAAAGACAAGTATGAAAAAGCTGAAGAAATAACTTCTATTAATGAACTTTCTAAGCCTAAGATTTTTGAGCTTATTGAAAGAATCAAAAAAGCTTAATTACCATTTGCCAGATGGGCAACTTTCATAGTCAGCTTTTACTTTAGCTGCTACAAAACATCCGCATACAGTGCATCGACCTAGATTTTTGTCTAGGTCTTTGCATTTACTGCAAACATCTAACCTCTCTTGGGCTTTATTTTTTTGAGCGATAATGGGTTTTCCATTTGAAATCGCCACCCCAGCTTTCACTGCCGATCCAGCCAAGCTTTTAGACATTTTTGCTGCTTCTTTAAATAAATTACTAAAATTATCTAAACTCATATCCTTATCGTTCCAGGAAACATATTTGCGTAAGTGAAGTCTATTGATTTAGAATACGCGTCTCCGCAACTAGAATCAAAAAATACTGGTACTCCATTTACCTGACCATCAGGCAAAGATAAAGATTGAGCTGTTGCCGGCGAAGTTGTTTCAATAGTGCCTCCAGAATCAAAAAATTGAAAATAAACATTAGAGTTAACATTTTCAATTGGATACGTCGTTCCGACAGGAACAGGGTATGAATCCCCGACATACGTTACTCCACCCGCGTCTGTAGGCGCTATATTATTAACGCATGAAGTTGTTGATTCTGTTACTATGCCTAATAGTCTTCTTTTGAATGTTTTTAAATAACTTTCTTTAAAAGATCTCGACATTAAAGGATGAATAAATGGTTTGAATGATTGAGTGGTGGAGGAGTCTGTAGATAATTTATATGTTATATTTTGAGATAAACCCAAAGATCTCGCTACATCTGGGTAAAGGCTGGTTCTCGCAACGCTTCTAGAGCTACCAGCTGACAATAGAGAATTTATTGGCAAATATTCACTAGACCGGGCCGTCCCCCCGATTCCTAATCCTGATGCGCTAAAATTAATTAATTTAAATCTATCTGGCTCTGAATCTTGCTCGTACCACTCGGTTACTGAATTTGTACTATCTACTGCCCAGATCATTGGCAATATAACTCTTACTTCGTTAAGATTATTTATACCCATTACCAATCTATTAAACATCTCAGCTCTTGGGGCCATGTTCGGCAGCGGACCAAATCCATACTGCCCATCTGCTCGTACAGAAAGAGGCAATAGAGTCAACCAAGGAGGAGGCGCAAATTTACTTGCTATAAAAACAGCAGCGCTAGCATCTGGGACAACGGTCAAATTATTTAAAGAAAACAACTCTGGAACCCCTCCAGTCGCGCTCTTTTGCTCTGCTTCTGGATTCAACGATGTAGCGGTAATTGAGCTAGAATCTTTAGAGCTATTTATAGTACTCGGGACGCTTGATTCTTCTATTTCGCTTACGCCAGCATCTGTATCTTCAGTATAGATCTCACTTTCCTGCATTGGATTTGTATACTTATCTGCGTATAGCTTGGAAATAATATTCCAAATTTCGTCTAATACTCCAATAGACGAGACGTCTTTTTCTGCTACCGAGTAAGTAACATCGTATGGCTTGACTGAATTTTCTGCTTCGGGAGTCTCTTGTGGTAAATAGTTGTTTAAATATTCATCTAATTTTGTTTTCTGCTCTACAGAGAACGAGTTTCCTCCATTCTGGTCGAGCCTCTGCTTGTCTGCGTATGCGCTTGCTAGACGTACTCCACCTTTCAGAGAAGCTTTCAGATTATCCTTATCGAAAGAGCTATTTTGAATAACTAGAACTTGTCTATTAATATTTAAATCACTTGCGACTATTTGATAAGATTTTTTTACAAATGGAATTAAATCTGTGAAAGACTGATCTCTTTTGCTTTGAGCTGTTTTAAATAAAGAATACCCATGTCCCGGATCAGTTATTTGTAATCCAACTATTTTTCCATATTCATTTATCGTAGCTATTCCTTCAGCTCTTTTCCCGCCAGCAGATTCTGGAGTAAAATTCGGAGGAGGTATTTCCAGAGTAGGGGCTATTAAAAATACATCATTAGGCACTGATGGCAAAAGCACTGAATTTACTGTTCCCTCTAAGATTGGGTCTTCATAAAATACATCGTAATCGCACGATAGCTTGTATAAAATTTTAAAATTAAACTCAACTAAAGCCCCCTTATCTTCTTGTCTTTTTAATTTACTAAGCTGATCGTATTTATAGAAGCCGCTTTCTGGTAATTTTATTCCTCTTAAAAATTTACTATTTAAATCAAGATTTATTTTTTTGTCAATATCAGTTCTAATGTCAGTATCATTTGGAATATACTTATCATATGCTATATATCTCCATTCTGGGGGCATTAGCATTTTATTGAAACTATAACTCCTTGTAATCCCTCCTGAATAACAATCAACATCGTGCTTAACTACAAGCAATCTTAAATTACTGCCAGAGTTATCTCCTTCATTTATTCTATCGAATATACCCCTAACCGACTCTATTACATCTATATTTCTTTCTATAGATAAAACGAATTTTTGATATTTCGAAAAGAATCCAAATTTTTTATTTTCTACCGCAGATATTGCTATTGGATCCTTTGTTATAGTAATTGGCTTAGTCAAATCGATATAAGAGTTAGAGCTCTTGTATTGCAATTTTACTTTAAAATCGGTGGTGGTTATTGACACTTCATTCTGAAAAAAAGAATAATTAAAAAAGTTATCATTAATTTTCCAATATAATACAACAGAGCTATTTAATAAATTATCCTTATTAGTTATTATGCATGGGTATATTTCAGACACAGAAGCTGGATAAAAATATCCTTTTGTGTTTTTTTCTTGCCCTAAATAATTATATTCATAATAGAACAAAGAACTTCCGTCTTCGCCTATAGATTTGTAGCTTCCTAAAGTTAATCCTTTATATTTATTAGTATCTAAAAAAATATGTTGATAAGAATCTTCTACAGCGACCTCTTCATTTACGTATGACGAATTATTTGTTATTGTATATACTTCTGAAAATCTAGTAGTTATTTCGTATCTTAATGAAGCAGGATTATTAATATCTTTTATATTCGTAGATATAGAAGAGTCTGTCGGCCTTTGAGGAGAAGTGTTATCTATACTCTCGAAAGAAAGAGTTTTTTTATCTGTTAGCTGCGAATCACTATTTGCAAAGATTATCTTAATATAAAAATCAAAATTTCCTCCTAAATTTGACCTAATTATTGATTGCTTTTTAAAATTAAAAACATACTTAGACTCTCTGCCGTTTTCGTCTTTGGATATGTCATATTTATAAATGCCAAGATTTATTGATTTGAATTGCTCAGCATTTCTGTTTTTATAAATTAACTCTAGACCAGACAATCTTGAAATATCAAAAGCATCAGTAATTAATAACGATAGCTGTATATTTACTAAATCTGATGTTTTTGGCTCTCTGGCTATTACAAAATCAGAAGCGACTTCATCTGGCAAATTTATCACAGACGTATTTGCTGGGTCAATTATTAAGGAATCAGTAGAAGTCCCAATAGAATTGGTGGCAGTCAAAACAAACTCAGTAGAGTAAGCCCGGTCCTTATGGAATGTCATTAAAGACAAATCTTTTACATCAAAAATCTTCTTATCTCCTATCTGAGAAGGGGTAGACCCATCTTGAGGAACCGAAATCCACCTTTCAGACAGCGTAGCGGTTAACGCATTAGACACAACTATTATAAGATCAAATTTATTTAAATTATTAAGATAACCTATAATCCGCAAGCTAACTGTTGGCGGCAAAGATGTGCCTGGGATTTCATTGGGCCCAGCTATTGCATAGCTTTTCTTTGCTGTTATTTTTATTCCCATTAGACAATCTCCGGATCTATTATTGGTATATACTGAGCCTGGAATACCGCGTTAGTATCATTAAATTTACTGCCATTATTTATTTTAAATTTAAAAGTATATTTGTCCACTCTTTCTGAGATTACACCTTCTAAATCATTATTCTCATCTCCTGTGGATTCTAAAATAAAAATTTCTGGCTGATAGCCCTCAGCTATGTAGCTAGAATAGTTAGAGCTAGGATTTAACACTATATTACCGTCAATGTCTTTGATCTGAAGAAAAGCCCAAAAATATTCTCCTTTTTTTATTCCAGCTGTTTGAGTTATTACAGTAGTTAACGTTTCGTCAGAGTATAGGATTACTTCAGCAGCGCTTATTAGCAATGGTAACAAATAATCAGGACTAGACACTTCGGTGTCTTCTATTTTTATAGGGTTAGATGCTGAGTATAAATTTCTTACCGTAGCTGAAACTCTTAATGAGGTCGCAGATTTTGGTATAGTTAAATCATTTATTTGCACAGGTCTTTGCCTTGTTGTTCCTAATAAAAAATAAGTTTCTATATCTCTAAATCTTTCCTTTATTAAAATACTATATAAAGAATTACCATCTTGATCTATCACACGATATTCTACTTCATCGGCGTAAGTATATTGTAGAGTAAAGCTTATTGAAGCTTTCGGGTAAGAAACCTGAACTCTAGACAAAGAAAAAGCATTACATACCGGAGAGTTTGCTTGAGATGTATTTAAAAAAGTAAATGGAAAATTAAAGGGAACCTCTCCATTTGCTAAAAAAGATAATATTATTTGATTTTTATTATCCAAAGATTCAAATAGATCTTTTTTTGATATTGTAAAAGATGCTGTCCCGGAAGCTAAAACCATCGCATGCAAAGTCGGATCATTACCAAACTTTAAGAACATTGACGAATATTTAGTCCCCGCAAAACTATATGTTAAAACAAACGAATAAGAACCCGTATTAGTTATATAATCTGAATATACAAAATAATTTTCTATTTGATCTTGCGATAAATCAGTAAAAGATAAAGAAGAAGACGACGCGCCGCTTTGATCATAAATTGTTTTTGTAGAGCCGCCTATTTTGACTGCTAAAGTAAAAGACGGTATAGTTATACTCCTTATCAAATCTAATGACATTTCTCTAGAAGAATATAAAGGCCTTGTGGATCCATTAAAATCATAATAATAATTAAAAGCTTTGCAATGAAAATACCCAAATTTGCCGCTTGAACTTATTGTAGTTATTTGATTCGTGCCGTCTGCGGTGTCTGTAATATTGATAGACGAATTGGCCTCTTCATTAAATCCATATGTCAAGCGCGTGGCGTAATTAGTTTTTATTGTTATTTGATTAGCTTCCACATCTTCATCTATCGAAACTATTTGCGGCAATAAAACGTTTACTGGCACATCAATAGAATAATCAGTAGCGTCACCATCTGTTTCAGCTATTTTATAAATTTTGAATTTGAGAGTTATTGCTACTATTTTTCCAGAATCTGATAAAACTCGACCATCAGACTGCTCTTTGACACTAAAAAATTTTGATAAGTCTAATGTCTCGTTGATATAAATGATAGTAGCTGATGCCACGCTTCCGTAATCTTTAAAGATGTAATAAGAAGCCCCTTGCTCATATTTTATATATCTAAAATTATAACCCCAGACGTCTGCTTTGACTGTTGTTACAGATGAAAAATCTTTATATAAAGTCAATAAACCTAAAGCCTTTAAAGAAAAAACAGCTATTACAGTTTTAGCAGTTCCTCCGATAGGACAAATTTGTTGATCATCAAAAAGCTTTATTACTCCGCCGACGTTTACAGAAACTTGTCCAGGATTACTTGTGCAAGAGATTGTATTGTTAGCGCCTACCGTAGTGGATGATTTGCATACATTTGCATATGGATAAGTAATTTCATAAGAAACATTGTCTAAAGTTGTGTCGTTTTTAGATTCTAACTGTAGTTTTACTGACCCATGGAATGTCGATTTTGTAAGCCAAGAGTTAGAAGATACTGAAAGAATATATGGAAAAAAATAATCAGATACATCAACCGAGCATTCGGTAAGCGAAGTGTCTAAATAATATCTTTGAGTGGCTGGATCATAATAAAATTGATTAGAAAAGTCTTCTAAATAATCTGAATTTTTATCTTCAATTATTATTATACTAACATACCAAAATACAGTCTGATTGAGAGGAGAAATTTTAAAGTTAACAACGATGCAATTACTATAGTTAATATACATATTGTTGGTTGGCACCTTGCTTATCTCATCATCAACCATGTTTATAGCCACCATCGTGGCAGAAGACCCGTCTCCAGAAGGAAGCATTTTATGATAGGCTTTATTTACTACTATCCCAACGCTGGTATTAGCTTCTACAGTAAAACCTGAGTTATCGTCCCCGAAAATATTCTCTTTGTATAAAAAATTATATCTTAACTGTGCATTTCCTATTGTATCCTTAGTGTCTAAACATTGCGAATTCTCATCTTTATATTTGCTAGAAAGATACAAGTTACTCACATCGAAAATATTTCCATCATCCTGCAATCGTATTGAACCTCCAGCGGCTCCATTACTTCCATCCCTGCCGGCTCCTCTTAGATCCAAGCTTTCTACATAAGACTGAGCGAGTCCTTTTATAAATGACTCATTATTAAAATTTTCAGATTCAATAACTACAAATTGATTTAGCAAGAATAAAGGATTCGGAACTTCGTCTTCAAAAAAATCTGCTCTTAAATAAAAATATGACATATTATTTTCTATTTATAATTTTAATTACTGACGATTTAGAAAAGTCTTCAAAAGATATATCTGGCATATCCTTTATTTTACTTATAGTTATATTGACGTTAAGATCAGACTCGTCTACTATAGATGACGTTATTTGATTGTCTTTTGCGCCTTCTACAGAAAATAAACTATCAACAAGAAATCCGCCTACTTGGATCTCTTTTTCTGGGAATAATGTATCTCTATCATTAGCAGCGCGCTCTTGACCTAAACTTCTTTTGATTTCTTTTATTTGATCTGGAGCTAAATCAGAATCTAAACCTATAACTAGTTGTTGACTGTCTGGCATTTGCTTTACAGTTTGCAACGCAGAGTAGTAAGAATAGGCAAATTCAAATAAAATTGTTTTTAGACCTGTTTTCTTTATTTCGCATTTTGTGAATGTGATTGTTTTATTCGTATCAGTGGCTATCGTTAATGTTTGCGCGTTGTCTGCTTTGTCTACGACCCACCAATCGTCTGAATAATTTGAATTAAGCCAAAAAGCCGATTGCCCTTTCGGAATCCAAGATATAATGCTTTGACTTAGCGTTCTGTACTGCTCCAGTATCGCGGCTTTAAAAAGATCAAGCCCACTAGCGCTTACGTTTTCTTCTTCTGTTATAGATGGGTCTACTCCCCCCTCTTCTCCTTTGTCGGTCGGCTTAAGTATAGGAAATGACTTGTCTATATCTTCGACTACCTTATATACAGTCACAAAGTTTGGATATTTTATTTCATAAACACTAACGTCTCCTCCCGTGAAAGTGCCACCATCCTTAGCAAAAATCTCACCATTATATTTTACAAAAGGAGTCTCTTCTGCATTAGTGAAAGCTGTATCGGTTGAAATATTTACATTATCAAAAAACCCTTTGTTTATGCTCACTTGATACTTCACGCCCTTTTGTATTCCTGGCAAAGTATATGTAGAAATCGAAGGATCAAAAAACAAAAATCTATAAATTGTTTCATGCCCTATGCCCACTTCATAACCGACAACGTCAGGGGCAGAATCAGTAGGAATATCTTTGCCATTATAGTAGTTTCTCAAGGCTAAATTTATTTTGCTTGATGATCCATCTTTAGATAATAACTTAATGTAAGATTTTTGCTCTATTTCATTGTCGTCTACTATAGGAATAAGATCTTCATTTCTGATTATGCCAAAAACTAATGCGATTTCTCTTTGAGTTGATATTACTGTATTTGGATTAAATACGCAATAAAATTCATCTCTAGATTTGGCTTTTTTAAGATATTTAAATTCTAAGTCGCCAGTCTGCCCCCGCTGGATAACAAGGACAGAGTTTCTATAAACTTTTCTCCTTCTACTCTCTTGGCCCAAAACAGTTATAAAAATATCTCTAGGACAATTGTTAATTAAGAAAATCTGCGGCCCATATGTTGCTGGAGGTGTTACGCTTAGATCATTATTATTATCGTTTAATAAATAGTGCCCAGCAGAGCTAATACTATAAACGGGCTTAACAATATTCTTTATGTTTTGAGATTTAGACAAATCCATATCTGCCAAAGTGGGCATAGATATAATTCTAAAATTGTCAAACACATCATTATAAAAAAATTGTTCAGCGCTCCAATATGAATAAGAAATAGCCTCCTCGTCTTTAACAACGCTAGTAATTAATATATTTTCTTCTTGGTTCTCTTTTTCTAAGTCACCTTTAAAATTTACATAATCAAGCAAGCCGTTAATGTATATTTTTAAGTCTGTTTTAATTATGTAGTTTATATTTGGCGAGTTTTTGGAAACATAATACTTTCCCTTTTCATATGTGCCTAAGAAATTAAGCGCAGAATCAGTTATTTCTGCAAAAACTTTTGGAGGTACATCAAGAGACTTCTGCGTTTCAGAATCAAAAAATATCTTTAAAAAGTATGGTGTGTTATTATAAATGTAGAATTTTTCAACCCCAAGCTTTGTAGCATTTAATAGCTTGACGTAGTAATTATCAAAATAACCACCAGCCTCATTCACCTGAGAAGAACCATAGACAAATAATTTGCTAGAAGACGAATACTGCAAAAGATCCTGCAAGTCTAAAACCCCGTAGTCTCTATCTTTTATTTCTATTTCTGTAGCTGTGCCATTAGAAGGGTATTCGAACAATCTAGTTTCTGTAGTTGTTCCTACTATATATATTATTTTTATTTTAGATCCAGGCTTTAGTTTCGGAAACGCCTTATTCACTTCATCAGCAAGAATTTCTGGAGCTCTATTTGCCTCATATTGTAAAGTAGTTACAGAAAAAATTGAAGACCCATTCAAATCTAAACTAGTTCCAGTAAATAAATTGCTTGTTGTTGCGTCTCTGGTCACTCTGGTTAAAGCCCCATTCGATAATAGAGAATTAGTCGAGCCAATATAAATCCTATACTTGCATGGATTAAAAACATAAAAATCTCTGAAAGACTTATCCTCAAAACTGTCTAGGTCTACATAAAATCTATTAAAATTAGGAAGATACAAAAACTCCTTGCCGCCAGTTATTTCTGTAGTTGATGTGTCAGATATTCCTTTTAGATTTTTAGCTGTTGGGATAACCGGTTTGACAACCGGTAAATTAGACACGCCTTGCGCCCAATTTTCTCCGCTAACACTATATAAAGCTAAAGAATTAATATCTAGCAAATTCGTTGTAGCAGACAAATAGTAATTATAAATAGAATTTGGATCAGAAGAATCTGATTTTGTTAAATTTACAAACACGATTTTTTTGCCAACCATCAATGTAGATATTTTTACTAGATCTCCATCATTATTTTTTATTTCAGATTTTAAATTTGGAAGATAAAATTTAGACGCATAATTTACTATCGGTATAAATATTACATTTGGTAAAGCAGCTATTTCATTTTCAGTAGTAAAAAATTTAGTTAAATCATTATGGTTTTTGTCAATTATATTTAAATCATAAACGTTTTCATTTAATATTTCACTAGTGCCTGGAGCTATATAAAACTGCTCTCTATTTATAATCCAACCTCCATATTTGACAAATAAATAAAAATCATTAACTATATATTTTTTATCAGCTAAAGTATTTAAATTTACAGGCTTTCTTCCGTAGCAATATATTGTAGGAGAACTAGAAACTGGCACAGATGAATATATGTCAAATATTGTATAATCGGTAGGAGTGTCATTATTAGTTATTAAAACAGAAGCCTCGTCTCCACTTTCTCCCGTCAAATCTTTATCTATAGAATTTATAACAAATTCGCTACTTTTAAAACTCCAAAAAGAAGCTAAAGGATGCTCGAATTCTAAATCAAGATATTGATTAGCTGAACGAATAGATGTCGGAGGGTTTATAACCGAAAGATCATCAAAATCTACAGTATCAGTGGTTACAGTATATGGGGCCCCAGTGTAAATAAATAGTTTTTGATCATTTGGCAGCAGAGAATAAACGTTCTGCCCGCTTAACGTCTTAACTTGGTATGGTCTTCCTGAATCATTTTTAATTACAAAATCAGTAGTGACAGTAGAGTCTGGCAAGATTATTGATTCTATATCTACTTCATTTGCTTTTATAATGTAATAAAATCTTGTTCCACCATTTACTCCAGTATTCGTTCTGGATGAGTTGGTTAAAGCAATAAAGAATTCTTTTTTATTGTAAACTGGAAAAATAAAATCACCTAAAGAGTTCTTGACTAGCCTATTCTTTACTAAAGTTTTTGTCGAAGAATTTACTGAAACTGTCACTGTATCGTAAGAAAAATTTATTAATATTTGATCTGTAGCTAACGCATTCGGGAACGATCTAGTTGTTGAACCAGCCTCGCTTTCTTTACTATATATTTTAGCGTCAGGCTCGTCTGTCTTTTTTACCTGTAGTCTTCCATTAACATAATCGTCTGGAGAATAATCAAAATCTACGGAATCTCTTTCTCTAATTCTAAATAAATTGTTTCCGTCTACCGAGTCGAAAGATTGCACCACCAACGATTGGCTCGATGTCGGTAAGAATATTTTTCCTTTAAATTCAGTTTTTCTATTATAGAAATCTTTAATTGTAAAAGTATCTATATTTTTATTTCTAATATAAAAACATTTGAAAGAATCTTCAGTCGTTGTGAAGTCCTGGGTGTCTATCGAAGATCCTCTGAAGCTTTTTTCTAAGAAACTTGTTCTCTCTACCGTTGGCAAAGAGTCGTTCCCATCTCTGAAGACCCTCAAAGATATCGAATTAGAAGCCAAATCTCCTATTTCATTTATTTCTGATGTGCTTGGATCACTTTCAGTAGATATTATAGATCCCTTGTCTTTTATTTTTTGTTTATCTATTTTATTTGGAATAAATCTGTTCCTACAGATTAGGAATAGATCTTTAGAAGCCAGATCAGCAGCAGGCGGCAAAGAGATGCTAGTGCAGCAGAAATTTAAATCTAATATATTAATTGTTGATGGTATTAGAGTCGAGTCTACATTAAAATAAAAATGACTTAAAGTATCGTTCAAGATCTCTAGCCTTACGTTATTTGTTGATCCCGATGTCTGAAGCGTTCCTCTCGCGATTTGATTTTGCGTCAGGGTATAAACAACATTCTCGCGCGTATGTCTATAAAAATAAACAGATGCACTATTTTTATTAACAAAATAAATGAAAGATTCTTTTTTTAGCCCAGAATCTAAAGATTTTAAATCAACGTACTGTATTAAATCTCCCTTTAGGAGAACCAATTGTTCTGTAGAATTTGATATCTGAAAAGTTGGCGACCCAGATGGATAAATTATTGAATAAGTAATTATAGACTTATTTGTTCTGTTGACAGTCAATTTAAAATCTTGATTTTGCTTAGATATCAATTGAGTAGAACCCCCATTAGTTATCTTAATATTTAATGATCTATTTATAGATTCATCTTTTAGGAAAAAGTATTCTTTAGTGGTCCCTAATATTGTAGAGAACTGAGAAAGGATTATCTCGTAGTCATCTTTTAATAATTTAATGCTGTCTTGATTGTTCTCATTTCCTCTTAAGTACACCTTAAGGTCATCAAAATAATCTTTTTGATCTTTAGATGCAGTCGCAGTCGCTCCGATCCAATCAACATAATTAAAAGAATCGGCTTTCAAAGTAAGGCCGTTCATTACGAGATCCTCTTTCGAAAAATTATATATAGGTAAATCTGTAAAATCATCAGCAGTGGAAAATGTTCCAGTAGTATGATTAAGATTTACAAATCCATCTTTTGGATAATAAATTTCTGAATCTTGAGCGATTATATTAGAGTAAGTTTTATTTGAAGTAATTGTTTTATTCGTGCCATCATCATTGAATGTAAGCTGTTCGCTTTCGTTAGCGGCTATAGATTCTACAGGGCCTGAAGATCCAAATGTGATATTTATAGAAGAATTTGAATCATTTACTATAGTTAAAGTTTTACTTGTAATATTCGTGCTATTCAGAATAGTTAGATGAGAGGACAAGTATACGCAATCCTTATCTTCAGCGTCAATCAAGTCGAAAGAATAACTCGGCAAAGATGCCGCCGCAGCAGAAGTCACCGTGCCGTTAGACGATATCTTAGCGTAGTGATTAGAAGATATAGAAGAAGACCCAACGGAACAATTGGCATTCCCAGTATTTAAAACGTAACTTTCAAAAGAAGATGGGATATTAACAAGAGTAGCGTCTTTTTTGTCTGTTACAAAATAGTAATTATTGTAATTTTGATTAATTTCAAAATTAGATGTTTTAGATTCTGGATTGTTGAAATTTAATAATTGGCTATATATTGGAGGAGACACGCTAACTGGAGTGTAGGAGGCCGTTTGTGAAAATTTTGTTATTTTATTTTCAGAAAAATCAGAGTTTCCTATTTCGAACCCATACTCATTTGTAAGAGTTTCTTGTGTTTTTGTGACTGATGGCTTTATACCAGACACTACTATGTCATAATAGTTTAGCCCATTAGCAGGAAAATTATAAACACCAAGATCTACGTTTTTTTGCTTTACATCTGGTATCGCATAAGAAAAACTATTCACCCCTGAAGGCTCAGACTTCAAAAATATAAGATTGCTGTCTCTATCTTTTTGATAAATGTTATAATAACTACACCCAGCCACCTCATTCCAATCTATTTTGATTGGTAAAAAGTTTGTTTTCTTTATTACATTAGCAGAATCAGAATAAACTATTAATTTTTCTCTCTTTAAAACTCTGAACTCATAATTTTTATCATCTAAGAAAAGAGGCAAGTTAGTTTTAAATGCCACCATAGCCAACGAGTTTGGGTTATCTAAATCTTCTGGGGTAAAATAATAAGGAGAGATAACAGAATATTGACTAGAAATGACGTCTTTAGAAAAAGCTCCTTCTTTTGACATTATTGCCCAGTCTGTTATCGAGTTCTTCTTTTTAAACTGCAAGTCGTATTCCCAGCCAGCGTTGAAGTTAGTGGAATATGGGGTAGACGCATCGCCTATCAGAACCAAATCTTTCGTATAAAAATTATATTTAATTTTTGTAATTGGAAGTCTTCTAGTACTCTCAAACAAGGCCGAGCCAGCAATTGCAGATGCAGGAGTATTTTGTTTTGTTATAGATCCATTGTCTGCCACTTCTAAAACATAATTAGATTCATAAACAGCTGCTGTTTGTTGGTTTTCTTCTTTTATGTAAATGTTATTTTCAAACAAACCATCGCTTAATGCCTTTATTGATTCTCCTAATACTGGTTTGCCTTCGTAATTTTTAGAAGTGAACGGTCCATTAGGGAAAAAGAATAATGTTGATAACGCGTCTTGAGTTTCCTCAGCGTCATCTTCGAAAAATCTTGGCTCAGAAAGATCTGAGCTTTTTCTATTTCCATAGATATTATTGTTTATTGGATTTTGGTTGAATATAGTCCACTGATGACTTTCTGAATTAACTGTTAATTTATAATCATATTTTTGTATGTTGACCCTTACTTTTGATTCAGGTATTAAATTTGCATTAGAGTCCACTACGGAAGAATTGATTGCCGATAGTGTTTTTTTAGCATTATTTTCATTTACTTCATAATTAAATACCGCATCAGTTAAGTCTTGTTTTATAAATTTTAAAACTACTAAATTTGAATAACCGGCAGACACATCAGCAGCTACAGCTTGCCCACTTTGTACGTTGCTTCTTAGGAAAGATAAATCAGCAGAAGTGCTATTATATCCATACAAATGATAAGAGTAATTTTTAGTATTTTGATTAGTTATGTTAATATTAGGAGGCGGACTTGACGCTGCGCTCCAAGCTCTGAAGCCTGGAGTGTCTGCGTAACTAAAAGTATTTCCAGTCACATACTCTGCTCTGAATAATGTGTTAGGTGCTGCATCATTATCAATGAATGAAATCGTTCCAACAGCCTCTCCCGTAGAATAAGATAAACCAGCACTTGAATTTTCTAAGAATTTTCTGAAAGAAATTTGTTCGCTATAGTCTTGCGCTGGGTAAAAATATGACTGCTTATCTTTTGCAAAACTATCCGCATCATTTGGCTCGTAAGTATGGACGCAATAAAGTTTTTCTATTTCTTCACTAGCCAAGTCTGCTCCTGACGGAATGTAGACGCCGCTTAATATAGCTTGATTTATTTTAGAAGATTCGTTTTTTCTATAAGACTTGGTATATATTTCTCTTTCGACAAAAATTCTCGCGCCACTAGCGCCATTAGAATAAAAAGAATTGCTTACATTATTATTCGATGCCACGCCTATTTCATTATTTACTCCTGAGATAGCTTGAGAGAACAAGGTCGGGTAATCTGATTCAGAAAAATTAGAATACACATTAAAAGACGCAACGTAGTTTTTTGTGTAAAAATAATTAATAGCTTTTAACCAAGATTCTTGATTTGTGTAATTATCTTTTGAAATTATTCCATTATTTGGTATTTCTGTGATAAGTCCATTTTGTATTTTTACACCATCTGCTGTTGATTTTTGATTGCTATAAATAGCAGAGTCTCCTTTGCAAAATCCGGTTGCGTCTACATAAAGACCATCGCAAGTAGTGTTAACTACAGATCTGAAATATTTCTCTGATCCTTCAGGGCTCTCTTTGTCATTTCTAATGAAATAACCTAAAACCCCAAACTCATCTCCGCAAGCGGAGAAAGTTTTCACTAAACCATAATTACTTAATGGCGTTAGAACGTATTCTTCTCCTGAATTTATATAATTAGAATAAAAATCTTTTGTTACCGTTTTCTTGGGCAGGAAGAAATTTGGCAGGGCAGTCTTGTAATGCAAAATTTCGTTATTCTCTTGGGTCAATAATTTGCTATCTTCATCGTCTATTTCTGATCTAGCTTCCCATGCCGCTGATGGCTCCTCTTCCCCTTCTTCTTTCGGATCCTCCCATTGTCCATTTAGAGCCCTCAGTAAAGCATCGTTATTATCGTTAATCACTTTCGCTATTTTTTCGACATCTTCGCCTCCAGCGTCTGGGATTTTAATCTCTTGCGTGTATTTTTCTGATTCTTTAATCTGTTCTACATCAATTAAATCTTGTAAATTATCATAACCAAATGGCAATCCATCTTCATTCACTCTTGGAAAAACATTCGTGACCTGAGCAGTTAATGGAATACTTACTGTCCCATCTCCTGTATTATAACTAGTCATTACATACCCTGAGACACTCGGCTTCTCTTTAGTGTAAAACCTTTCCAATGAAACATCTACTTTATATATATCATTAAAGTCCCCAGTAGATTGTAATGTAAATTTAAATAAATTATCGTTTTTGCTTATCTTAAAGCCTGTTAAAGTAAGATCATCAATAGCTCTTTGTTCTATTTTATCATTTTCGTAAATGTCTTTAAATCCACTTTTAGTGAATGACAATTCCGCTATATTTTCAAAAGAATAAACTATTTGCCCATCTACGACTCCTGAAACCTCGTCCCTATACTTAGAGTAATCTATTATAGCTTTTCCATCTGCTGTTAATTCTGCAAAATCATAAATCCCCAAAGGCTCGCTTGCTCTAGATACTCTATATTTTAGAGACGTTTGATTTTCCAGCTGGAATGGGATTTCAAAAATAGAATGATCTTCTACTATTGAATTAGCGCTGTCATCATATAAAAATTTATATCTTAGAGTTACTTCGTTCTTGTAGCCAGTAGATCCCACATCAGAATATGTGTAAATTTCATCAGTATTTGCATAATTTACAGATATATTAGTTTTAACCCAATCTTCTCCAGATACAGTTAATATATTATTATTAGTGGCATTTGATTTAGTTAGCCCAGTGATTTCATATCTCCGATACAGATTTCCAGAATAATCCATATCTGGCATGATTATATTCGGGCTATAGCCAGAGACAAATCTGTCAGTTATCTCAAACTCTTTTATATAATCATAACCATCTAAACCCAATAAACCTTCTGTTAAGAAAAATCTAGCTTTGGCAGCCTTTCCATCAAAATTAAATGTTGAAAATTTCTTACCTGTTACCGGAGCCTTATAAGAAACAATGTCTTCTAATAATGGCGTTGGTATAGAATAACCATTTTCACTATGATTAGGATTTTGAAAAATAGAAACCCATAGCCCATAAGTATATTTAGAAAAATCTGGAGTTACTACAGAAGGCCCGATATTGGCTAAAACTGTAGTAATAAAATTTTTGTTTTGAATTTCTGTACTCATATTATTGTCTTCCTACCATATTAGGACTTATGGGGACAGACTGATCGCTTCCATTATCATAAGAGTTTCTCATCAGGTCTTCAAACAAATAGTCTCCTATGGCCGAATCATAGCCCCCAGCAGAACTAATACCGTCAAGTCCCGCTTGTATTATAGCTTGCACTTGTCCTGGGTGCATTTCTGATCCTCTATTTATAAAACCATTGCACATAGCTCGTAAATAATATTCCATTTGAATATAGTGATCAGAATACATTACAGTGTTTTTGGATACTTTAGGTATAAGTTTTACAAAATAAAATCTAGGATAGCAGCACCCGAATGGCTTTTGATTTTGCCAAAAGCCTCCATTATCCATAGAAACATCTCCAGCAATTCCTCTAGGGCATTGTATTCCAGCCATAGTGTGGCAAAGATAATTTATTAAAGCATTTTCATCGGTTCTATAAAGCTCTACATTAGATTTTGAGTATTTTATAAAATCTTGTAATTTATTACTTAACCTTCCCTGCGGAACATCAGAAGCGCTTCCCAGTGCGATTGATGGATCTACATTTTTTCCTGTATTTTGCAAACGGTTATCTATTATTACTTTAATAACATCTGAGGCGGGATCATAAGGATTTAATCTAACTATTGATTTAATCTTGTAAGGCGGTCTGTAAATTGGACAACTAGCTGCGAAATTACTTGGATAATCTAAATTGCCTCTCCAATCTCCATATTGAGGTTTAGTATTTGCTCCTTCTATATAATTGTAAGCGGACGGTGCTTCAACTATAAGTGGCAAATCGTTTGGGTTGGTAGAAACATTTGCCAAAGCTCGCTTAACATTTTTAGACGTTCCACTCATTGGCTCAAGAGATCCGCTTGCGGTTAAGCATCGAGCATTTAAAGCCCCCATAATGTCTCCGTACATCGAAGGCTTCCAGTAAGAGCTATTTGACCAATGATATAAATTATAAGTCATAAACATTGTCCATTCATTGCTTATGTTTCCAGAAGGCTTTTGTTTTATTCCATCAATTAATATTTCTTCCTTGTCTACTCCTTGAATTAAATTTGATGCAGTTATCCCGTCTAAATCATAAACCCCAATCGTTCCTGAACTATAAGCAGACACAAAATAATAATCTCCACCTTGGAACGTCGATGCGTGTTTTAGTATTTTTATTTTATTATTAAAAACATAAGACAAGGTAGAAGACGCTCTAACCTTGGAGTCTAGTTCTATAACTATATACCATTTATTTTTTATAATAGGAACAAAAGTTTCTGCTTTAGAGCCTCTTATTGATCTATTCCCTACTTCAGTTATAGACGGCCCCATATGCCTAAATATGTCTACTCCAGTATTTTTCATGCCCATTGCATATCTATTAAAATAAAGCACAGAATCTCCATTAGCGTCTATTTCATAATCAAGAAGAGCTGTTCTGTCTGCCATTCTTACGTTACTTGAAATAGATTTTCTAGCAGATTCGTATACCGGATTTGCGCTTACGTAAGCATCATTTTGGTATAGAGTTTTTTTTCTAAAATTATATACAACCGCATATCTACTATAATTTGTGAAGACTGTTTTAGATGTGTCTACGTTAAAATGCCCAACTGGGTCCATTTGCCCAGCGTCTGATCCAGCTCCTTCTGTTGTCGCCACTCTCATCATTACATAAGCATCAGCCGCGCTTGGTTTCATTTCCAAAACATGAGCGAATTGAATAAATATAGAAAAAGAATTTTGAGTTGTAGTTATCCTTTTCCCAAGCTGAAGCCTTCCAAAATTATTGTAAGCAGGGTTTTGAATTCCTTCAGATCCCCTCACTTTGAAAGAAACGTTTCCTTTCACTGGATAAACAAAGTAATGTATTTTATTAAATTGATAAATTCTATATTGTTCGCCCAAGTTGACAGAAACATTGTTCACATTTCCAGTTCTATTACTTATTAAATATTTATCATTTCCATTGATGGGAATTGATTCGTATATTTGTCCATTGACATAAACATCTATAAATAATCCAGAAAGCAAAATCCCATCTGAATCAGTGTAATTAGATGCTATATCTGATGTTTGAATAAATATAGCTGACAAGCAAAACCGGTTATTCGACCCAGTCGGGTTAGTATTAAACGATCTTAACTCTTTGCCATTGTCTTGTCCTTTGAACAAGAACGCATCGCTTGCATTTGTTTGTACAGAATATAGCCCTGATCGAGTATCTAAATAAGCATTATCATATTTTGCGGTCCAAATAAAACTGCCCGGGCCTTCTGGGAAAAGCTCTGGATAACCAAAAGAATCGTATTTTATTTTTTTATTTCCTAAGTTATCTATTTTTACTTTGCCATTAGAATCTAATTCATATTTCGGTCTAGAGTAGTTAGGGGCAAGAAGAAATTGTTTAGAAAAGAATTTTTCAAAATCAAATCCATAAGTAGCTACGTTTTTTCCTTTTATGGAATGCTTTGCTCTTTGGTCTTCTGTTCCTCTAAAAAAACTTAAATAATAAAAAATTGCCTGCTCGATTTGATCTTTTGAAGCGTTCTTTTTTCTGAATACGCCCCCTTTTCCCTCTGGATCTGGCACGTAACTTGGAGCATATCTTCCAGCAGATATTGCTTCTGTAACATATCTTAAATGTCTTCTTGCCGCTGAGCAAATACCTAGAGAAGCTAGTTCTAAAGTTTTAGTGCCCTGCGCCCCTCCTCTATCTAAATATCTATAGCTAGATTCAAAAGCTAAGCATCCTCTTTGTATTTCTGAATCACTCCAAACCATATTAAGATTAGGGTCTCCATTAATTTTAGCCGGCATGTTAGTTGGAGGAGCCAGCTCCAAGCCAGATAACCGTATTGGTTCTGACCAATAGCCATGGACGCCATCTTTGGTATCGTCTTTAGTGCCGTTCGCCTGTGTTATCCTAGTCGCTCTGCCGAATATCCAAGCCATGAACGGATTCGCCACATTCGCGCCTTCAGCTTCTCCAGCTTGAGCCTCTGGCCATCCAAATTTACCGTAAGTCATCTTCGGCTCTAAATTAGCATAAAATTTAAACCATTCGTCTTGAGCTGGAAAATTGCTCTCTTGAGGATTCCTGACGCCTCTAAACATGGAGAACGCGTAGTAGAATATTCTCCAAGAACAATCTCCTAGACCAGAAAGAATTTTTTCATTGAAAGCTTCCGCCAAAAGATTATGATGCTCGTAATCAGTTCGTTGATTTATTTTTACTTTTTTAGCTAAAGGAAGGTTTGGCATAAGTCAACTCCATACCCCTACTCCGCCGCCTCCTCCAGATTGAGATTTCAAAGTTCTTCCGGCCATATTAGAGTCTCTGTAAACTAAAAAATTTACTCCAGCACTTGGTTTGCCTCTTATCGGTCCTTGCCTTAATGCAACTGCTTTTCCATTAATTGTTGGCACTTGCCTTCCGTTCGCCGCATCATTACCATTAACAGACTCGACTGAGACAGAAACCCTTAGCCTTTCTCCATATTGATAATCACTAGATAGATTTCCTTTTTGAGATTTAAATGTAGAAGGCATCCTAACTAATGTAAAACGCAAAGTCTTTTTAAAATTCTCTTTTACATTAATAATTTGAGATGTAAAAGCTATATTTAAATTATCAGGAATATTCTGGCATAGAATGTATCCAGCATTATAATTCAAAAAGTCACCATCGAACAAGCTGAGGGCTTGCGCTCCTATATGAGAAACTACCATTTGTTTGAGTTCCGCATTCACCTTTAATCCAGTTGCGATACTGGAGTTCGATCCATTCCATGTCGCCACAAAAAGGTAAGCGTCTGATGGTGATAAATTTTTTTGTCTAATTGCCATTATTTAACTCCTGTTATATATCTTTCTATGATGTTGTTGTTTATTCCGCTTAAGGTTAATTTAGCCACTAGTGGTTCTTCATCGAATTTGGTATCGTAAGTTACTAGCACTGATATAGAAGAAGAGTCATAAATTGAAACTCCGGTTTTAACATATCCAGCAGATCCAGATGTAAAAGCATTATCTCGATAATTTATTAAATTTGTTCCGATACCTGTAGATAAATTGAAAAATCCAGTAACACTTTTTGTATAGAATGATGTCGTTGCTATCCCAGAAGCCAAGCTAGGATTAAAATTATTTAAAATGCCAGTACCTCCAGAGAAAATGATTGTAGGGGCAGAAGTGTATCCAGATCCAAAATAAGACATATCCACATCGACTACAGAGTCGTATGTAATGCTATCTACTCCCAACAAAGCCTGCCCAGAAGCAGCCACAGAAGCTCCTCCTCCACTGAAAATAACCGTTGGAGTAGAAAGATACCCATTGCCCCCGCTTGTTATTGTTACATCGCTTACCATTCCCATATAGCCTGTGATTCCTGAAAAATAAGTAAGAGAAATACTAATCGGCAATGAAGCCGGCACTAGTTCTGATCTATTGGTTTCATATCCATAATTAAGAACCAGCGACCCGACTTTTGAAACGCCACTTGTAAAAGTCTCTTGGGTTATAGAGTTCAAAGTATCCGAGCCTTCGTCTACGCTAAAAATATAATTTATAAATGGAACGTCTACTCCAGTTACCCTTAATTGATTGTCGTAATCACCAGCACTTGTACTTAAAGTATAGTCAGATATAAAGTCTCCTAAAGCAGGGTAATTTTGTTGTATTAAAACTTGTTGGCTTGACGAAGCCTTTACTAGCTGTGTCGGTATACTATAAAAAGAAAACGTAGAGTCAGAATCAAAAGACCCTGAAAAAATCTTAACCCCGCTCGCAGAATTAGAAGAAAGAGTTCCGGTTATATAAGATCCCGTTATGAAAGTCTGATTAGTGGATAACGTTAAAGATGGCTTTTCAGATTTTATTTGTATTGATGAGTCCAAGACACACCCAGTTAAATTAACAAAAAATCTTTCCGCATAAAAATCATCTTTTGCGCCAGACTTAACTATTAGATCGCCATTTATAGAATAATCGTACGCTGTTCCAGAAAAATTTGTATTTATATTTATTTGATTATCTGGCAAGTACGAGCCACAATATCTTTTTTCGTTATCTAATATTTTCCCACTTACAAACGATATCTTATAAGTTTTATTTTGTCCACTGAACCCAATATCACAAACACCCGTGCATGAGTCAAAAGACAAACCAAAGTCTGCTGAAAAACGATTTTCTCTAAGTACGCTTCTGAATGTGTTGCCGGAAATAATCATTAGCTTAAAAAGTTTGTATTTACTAATTTGATATTAGGTCTATTTTTATTAATTAAAGTTTGAAAATTAGTAGCTTTCGCAGGGTGACTTTGGAAGGAGCATTGAATGCTTAATCCATTTTCTGCTAATGCAATATTTAATTTTGTTAATCCATTCTGCACAGAAAGAGCCGATTTCAAATCATCTGTTATGCTTGAACAAAATAAATCCGCTGAATAAGAAACATTAGGCTGCAATAAAGATAACGCCTTGTCATTATAATAGTCTTTTAATTTATTATGATACGATTGGAATGTGTCAAACTCATATTTTGGTATTGTTTCGTCTGAATAACCTTGAAAATTCATTACTACTGGAGTTCCGTCTCCAAAAGCAGAACCAATTGTTTGATCCGTGGAGTAACTGAATGCCGTCGCGTCAGCGTAAAGCTCTCTTACATTTGGAGTTATATTATTTACATCTAACTCTAAAGAAAATCCTTCATTATTTAAAATTTTATTTATGTCATCTTTATCTTCCAATCCTCCTGCAATAAAATTTCTAAATGGAATAAATGTTTGAGTACTGCTTTTGCTTTTCAACGTTATCGTATAGTTTAATTGCGACGGTAGTGTTATGTATTCTATTTCTTGTCTAGTTTTTACATAATCCCACGGCGATGGGTTTGGATGCCTTGTGCTTTGTATATTTATCGTAGTCAAGGCCGGAGACTCTAAAGAGAGCATTCCGTTATTTGCTTGCAAAGATTTATTTACATGAGCTTGCAAGAACGCTGAGCTAGGCATGTTTCTTGTGATTTTCAACCTTTGACACCGATCTGGTAGAGGCCCGAGCCCGTTTAATTGAGCGGCATTATTTAATTGCGTCTCCTTTTGCTCTTGTGGCTGAACGCAAACAGAGTAAAAAATTGTTTTATTGCAACTTTTTTGGCCCTCTCTAAGAGAGGTCAATGCTCCTGCTTGCGAAAGTTCTCTTAATTTCTCACATCTTTCTGCTATAGAATTTTGATATTCTATTGGATTTGTAAATACTGCCCTTGGAAAAAATTGAAATTTAAATATCTGCCCGACATTTTCTATATTTGGTGCGGAAATAGTAGAAGAAATAATATCTTTATAACCCAATAAAACTCCAAATGAATAATTACCTAGCGGTAAATTAGTAAGGTCTACTGGCAAAGCGGCCTGCAAAACGCCTAAGGTCACCGGCGAAAGCTCTTTAAAAATTGGAGCATAAGCTTCTGCTAAATTTATTCTTATTAATTGATTGCTACTAGAAGACGCGCCAGGAGAGCCAGACGAAATGTAATAATCTAAATACTCCAAACCTCTTATCAGCTCTTGGAATACGCCATAAGCAGCGTCTGTTCTTGCTGTGTAGAACACCACCGCTTTCAAACGATTTAGATCTGTTAAATACTTAAGATAAGAAGCCTGAGCTTTAGCGCAAATATCTTGAGTATTTGACACCAATGTATCAAATTCTGCAAAAGCTTTGAAGTAGCTTTCTGTGCCATTAAATAAGCTAGCTATGCTTGACATTAAAAAGCGAGCATCTCGAAAAACAGGCAATTTATATAATTCATTTGCAAAAACTTTTTGAGTTGGAGGTACTGTTTCTACAGAGTATTGCATTAGAACGTCTCCATTCCCTGCCATTCCATCCGAAACATTTAGCACATCTGTCCAATAATGCTTGCCTATGAAATCTGCGATATAAGACTCTATAGCTGAAACATTAGTAGCTAAGGATTCGTTATAGAATCCTAAATTCATATCTATCAACAAATTACCATTATAGTCAAAAATTAATTCGCTTTGCAATTCAAGAGCTCTAGTTACAGCTTCATAAGCTACCAAATTATCATTGTCTAAATAAGCTAATTTAGAAGAACCGGCGGTTCCGCCAATAGGCAAAAAACCTAAAGCTTGATATGCTCCTATGCTATAGTTATAAATATCCCTCATTTTTGGAGAATACTTGCCAAGGATAGCTGAAGTTAAAACTTGCTCATAAGTTCTTTTCGATCCGCAAAAATCATAAGTAGTGTATCCATTTGAAAACAATTGAGGAAACACCTCATAAATTTTTATGTTTTTGAATTGTCTAGCGCCTAGTGATCGTTCAGATTCTATTGTTTGCTCTTTTGCGTCTTTAAAATACAATGACGAATATAGTTTTAAGTTTTTCTTGCTTAAATCATAATCGAAATCCTGAGATCTAATAACGAATTCTGAAGACTGCGATGCTTCTAAATCTTCAAGATTTAATTTAGTGCGCAGGACTTCTTCTTTAGATAAAGAATCTGCTAAATCTATTCCTTTAATTTTTACTTGATTTATCGACGACGATGACTCGTAAGAGAAATCAACAACATAAGAATAAGAAAACTCTTCGCACCATTGGGCTAAAACATTTTTTAAAGTGCCAGAATATTTTCTTTTTATTTGCCCTTCAGATTTATCTACTAGAGAGTCTTTTTGTGTACTGCTGCCAGGCGCTGCGCTAGAATTCGCTGGCAATATTATTATGCCCAGAGCCTTCATAGCTTTTATCAAAGATTTAAATGAGTAATAAATTTCAGAAGCTTTGCATATGCTGTCTTTGAAGTCTTCTTCTCCTAAAAGAATTACAGCTCCATATCCATTATTGATTTGCTTTAATGGATCAGTAGATTTTATAATTATATAATTAGACCTATCTTTTCCAGAGGCTGTGTCGGATATAATTTGAGTCTTCCCTGTATTATTTTTTAATTGTAATTGTCCCGCCAATGTTTTTTCAGCAAAATGTAATTTTTGTTTGAAATTTTCAACCGTTACTGAGCCAGCTATAGATCCCATAACAGATGGGCAGTTTAATTTTATTTGATCTACTACAGCGTCTATCTCTGATCTGACGTCTATAGCCACCTCAACTCCTAATACGCCAACGTAAATCTTGTCTAAAACAAAGGAGTTGTCTTTTAATGTTACCGTGAGTATCTTCTCATTATTTCTTTTTGATAATGAGTAGGAAGATATTTTGAAATTCTTAAGTTGATAAGTTTTTTTTCCTTCTCCATTTATAATTGTGACATTGTAACTTGTTGTAGCCCCGATATATTTATCTTCTATATTAAAATCTTTATCTATAAGCTGAGACAAAGTGTTCGTTGTTCCTTGAAAAGTTTCACTTTGATTATTTGTTTGATCTCTTGGAGTACTTTGAGCCTGTCTTGATGCATTAAGTTGATTAAGAGTAGCTATATCTCTGCTACGCTGGTCTTTAACGGAAGATGCGTCTTTGGCTTCTTTTATCGTCTTATTTAGAGCCAAATTGAGAACTAAAGTTGTAGGTGCGCCATCGAATCCGACATCAAGAGACAATGCGTAAACATATCCATTAAACAACCTATTCCCTAACTCCTTTGGAGGCCCAGAAGAGAATTCCGTTCTTGTTATATTTATACTGCTATTATTCTTTACTTGAGCCATAATCCTTAAAATTAATTACACGTTAAAATACCCTGTTTCATTATTATATACAACTTGAGAGAATGGCTCCAAAGAAAAGGTTGTGTATTTCAAACTGGCGTCTGCTAGCTTTAGATAATCTAAATCTTTTATTTGCCTCAAACCGTTTACCCAAACTTGTTCGTCGAATAATGGAATGTTTGTATCAAAATTATTAGCGTTGTTTCCTGTATATCTTACTCTATTCGTATCATGCTTTGGCAACAAAAGCAAATCTCCGTCAATAAGATTTGTTGTATAAATAGTGACTGCACCTGCCGCAGCGTCGTAATCTATTCCAGAAATTAATTTATTACCATTCAAATAAAGATCTCTATTATTGACATAATTATAATTTAAGACTTTGGTTGTGTTTGTTATGTCTTGAGTAGATATTCCAGTTAACGACCCAGAGCCAGATATCAAATCATAAATAGCAAAATCTGTAACATCAAAAAAACTGCTAGAATCTACAAAACCCCCCGAAACAGTAAAGTCGCCTTCTTTATCTCCAGTTATTCCAGTGACGTGAGTACACGCCAATCCATTAACGTATAGATTTATAGCTTCTCCAGAACCAGTATTTAATATGGTGTATCTCGTATCAGATTGAGAAAATTGTGGTATTAAATTAATATCTTCAGAATTTCTACCTGAAAAACTATAAACTTCTTTATTAGAATCATCGAAATCAGCTAAAAGTAAAATTTTAGAATTTCCAAATGGCACTGAATATCCATAATCCACTAAGCCGCTTGGAGGATGATAAAGTGTTATTTCTGAAGTGCCAGTGGTAATACCAGTTAGTTCTACTAATCTATAATCATATAAATATCCTGTGGTTCCAGAATAAGCATACCCAGTTACAGCCGAACTATCTGATGTTTTTGTTTCCCCAGATATTTGAGTGTATCCTGTTATTCCAGTGCCGACTACTACATTTTGGTACTCTATTCCTGTAACAGACAAAAATGATTCGACTTGAGTTTCGTATCTTCCCGACGCGTAGCCAGAACAATAGAATGCTTTCGCGAAAGTATTCCTTTCTGCAAAAGCTAATCCTAAATTAAACAGCATGAAATTATCTATAAATCCGCTAAAATTTTTGTAATTTACTCCAGAAACCCCTAGCCCGCCTAAATAAAAATCATTAGAATTAGAGAAACCATCAATATCAAATTGCACATTAAGAGATTTTTTATTTAAAATATCATCAAATTGATGAGTAGACAATTGAATAGAAGAGTCTATTTTTGCTATTGATATAACATTTTTGTTGTCTAATTCTTGCCCTAAAGTGTAAATCCTTTTGCCTTCCGAGGGAGTATTATGCTCGCAGAATAATCTATTGCATCCATTTATTCCTATAGAAAATCCAGAAATAGAAGATTCAGAATTTTGTGACGAAACAATAATTTTACTCTTGTCAAATACTCCTGTATCTAAATTTTTAAACACTATGAATGCGGTCCAGTCTGCATCATTAATTTCGCCTAATATTTTAAATTTATTTTGCCCATTAAATTGCCCACTTACTATTGACGCGTTTACACTGGCTCCTCCCACTTCGTCGCTGTATGATAAAGCTGGATTTTCTGTAGAATAAATTTTTGAACCAGAGTATTGATAGCTTATTCCTATTTGATTATTAAATATTAAATAATTAGAGTACGAAGAGGAGTCTGTTATTCCTGTGTAAGAAGGATTGCGAAAATCGTAATCAATAGATATTGAAGATCTATCGCAAAATATTGTTTCTAAGAATCCTGATTTTATAGCTTCGTTCATGATTTTATGACTCTCCTATTTTCTGCTTGGAGCGGGTCTAAAGCAAAAGAAAATATTGAATTCGCCGAAACTACAGATCCATATTTATCTGTAGTAAGTATATTTGATGTAGTTGAACTAAAATTACTATTAGCTATAGAAACAGAAGAAGACTCTTCTTGCACGGTATCTAATGAAGATCTACCCGTCACGTTTAATAATGGCTTAATAAAATTCTCTTTAAAATTAAGAAGCAGAGTGTTTTTATTAGCCAAAAGAGCATCTTCCGAAGTCGCCGGCTTAGTGATTGATATGTTTATTCCAGCTTTTTCTCTTTTTAGCGTGTTCATATCTACAGCAATATGCCCCAAAGAATTATTACACGAAAATCCATATGTAAAAATAGTATTAGTTGGAGTGTATTCTATATTATAATCTGAATTAGATAGAGACAAAAATTTATCTTTATTGTCGTAAGACGCCGATATCGTAACAGTTCCTAAGAGCGGGTTAGCGTCTACCACTAACGAAGTTGGCTCAGAGTTCAAAGTGAACTTAGGAGAGCCAGAATAATACGCGCTATAATAATCATTTATTAATGTATATAATCTCGGCGCAACATTGCTTGTCCCGGCTGTAAATAATTGGGTTACATAATCTAAAGATTTAGCGTATTTATTCTTAACAGATCCACGACATTTAACTTCTCCTTTTATTTCTAGAGTATCTATGAAAGATAAATCATCAATAACATGAGATATAGAAGCGTCTAGATAACAGCCACTAAATACTGTTGGGTCATTAGCTGAATTGTAGAATTCTAAATTATCGTAAGAAATATTGAATGCTATTTTTCTAGCTTTACGGTCTTCGTTTATTGATAATTGAATCGGGTCTTCGCAAAATTTAAATCCATTTGGAGACCCATATTTTCCTGATATTATCGCGTACGGATTCAATCCAGAAAGCTCATTAATAAGCCCAGATATTAAATAATCTCCTGTCGCTCCAGTGATTCCAGCTTTTATCTCTCCTTGTATAGACGCGGTGACAAAGTCGTCTCCAGCTCCAGAAATTAAATTCGTACTGTAAGAGACTAAATTATAATTATTAAAAGAATAATTCTGCGCAGATTCTGAATCTCCAGTTATTGTTTTAAATTTATAAGTTTCTTCTATAGAGTAGCTTAAATTAAGCCTATCTAAATTTTCTGATATGCTTACTAGCACAGGAGTAAAAGAAGTAGAATTATCTATGCTGGTAGCAAGAGGTAAAGTTAAAATTCTTGAAATCCCAGTTCTTGACGCTACATAAGATTTAACATTATCTATGGCATTGTCAATTGTATCTATCACGAAACCTTTAGCAGAAACAGAATGCATTGCCGTACCAATTCCATCGTTTCCTGGAGAGATGTTTATTTCATCTTTAGGATCTAATATGCCATAATTTCCCGAGAAAAAACCAGTAAGCCCAGATGGATAAGACAAAAGCTCAACCGAATAATTCACTACTCTATTATATGGCGCATTGTCGAAAGAAACGCTTTGCACAGAACACCCAGAAAAAGCCGCTGCTTCTGAAGTTGGCACAGTGTCATCAGCTCCTTCTAAAACCTTTAAAATTTGATAAGAAGAGGAGAAAACATCTACCAATCCAGTTTGCGCTGTATAAAGGTCATCAAATGTATTTCCTGTTATAACTCCATTAAGAACAATCCTTTGCGAGATGCCCCACCTATTACCGTAGCTAATGACATCGTCACTAACAGACAAGTAAGGCGTCGGGCCAGTGCCGCTAACTGGGACTCTCTTATTATTGTATTTAATAAGTACATCTGACATATTATAATTTCTCTTTCTTAACTAGGAATTTGTATTCAATCGAAACTTTTAAGTTGTAATTATTATCAATTGATAAATTTAAATTTTCCATGAAATAAGTTAGATCTCCTAATTGAAATCCAAATTTTTCGTTATATATTTTAGAGAATGCTTTTATTCCATACTGATATTGAGGATATGTCGTGCCGAATAATCGTCCTGTATCTTTGTGCAGCATTTCAGCAGTAAATAGATCTTTTATTTTTCCGAAAACGATTACTGAATTTGTATTCGATCCAGCCGGAGTAGAAGAGTATAATTGATTTCTATTTATTTTCATATCTATAGAAATAGATTTTACTCCTTCTGTTAATTGACGAGTTTGATAAATTGTCTCTTGGAATCTTTCCATTTTATTTTCATTCCATGATCCAGGGATATTTGCGTTAGAAAATCTGTTAACAGGAAGATTTGTATTTTCACTTATAATTAATTGCTTTACCAAGCCAGAGCTGCTCAATGTAGGAGAATCTGAATACGATTTAGTGTATGTGGTTTCTACGCCGAATTTTAAATGATTTATTGATGTATTAGTTTTTACTCCAGCAAAAGTTCCTGATCCAGCTACAGCAGCGTAATAAGGGTCTATTTTAGAAGAGTCGCTCTGGTCTATTATTCCTTTGATGGTTGTTAAATTTCCGCTGAATGATTTATTTTTATTTGTATATAGTTTTATAGAACCATTAACTGTTGAATTATATATTCCTTGAGCGTCTTTATTCAAAGAAACAGAATAAGAATGAATAGTAGTGGCATCGGAGTAAGCTGCATTAGTTGTAAAGCGAATTTCATATCCTATTTCTGGTTGTGTTTCTGTTAAATCTTTTGTTATTGATATAGGATTGCTTTTTAAAGTATCTAAAGCATCATATTTCGGAAGCAATTTGCTAAATCTAGAATAATCACTAGAGAAGTATCTATTAAACACATTGTTGCATCTTGTGTAAGCTGAAGATATATTAGAATTAAGCTTTGCTATTGCGTTAGCTCTTGCTGCTGCGAAGCTTGAGCCTTTTCCTTTTATTCTTCCTTTCTCTGATATTTCTATAAGGCCATCAGAATTAAAAATGATATCTGTTAGTAGCGTTTCTGTAGTATTGGTTCCATTATCTGAAAATACAGTATATTGCTTGGAGTAAGAAAAATTAAAATTAATTAAATCAATAGTTTGATCTATTAAAGAAGAGCCATAATCTGTATTTGATAGTTGAAAATTTGTAGAACTATAAAAAGACCTAATGCTAGATAAAGAATCTAACCCTTGACCAAAAAACGTGTTAGCTATATCTCTAGCATCCGTTACGACAGAGGCGTCTGAAACTTTATCTATATTATCGTATCCAAAAGATATTCTGTGAGATGCTAAAAAATTTCCATCGTCTTGCAAATTAAAAGAAAACGATTCATTGAATTCTTTTAGCTTGTACCATATATTTGTTAAACTTCCTACTGCTGCCGGTAAATTAGCCGAAGCAAAAGCATTAGATGAGTCATCTTTTAAAACCTCTAGCGTTATTGTAAACTTAGTAAATCTTACTGAATTCTCATCAAAATTAACAGAAGTCGGAAAAGAGTAACTTAAAAATCTAGCCTTACCATAAGATTTATTATTAAGAAATATCTCTATAAAATCAGTAGAACTCTCTAATAGTAATTTAACTTGCCTGAAATGCTCGCTGATTGGCACCTCCGATTCTCTATTAGAAAAATATCCATCTATAGAAATATTCTCTTTTCTTCTATAGTCAAAAGCCCCAGCTTTTTCATTCTTAATAGAATAATTTAATAAAGTGGCCACAGCAAAATTTATTGCTGTAGATCCAAATTTTATTACTGTTTCAGAAGTGAATGCCATATTTTATTATATAGTTTATTTCTTGAAATTCAATGCCGCTGGTCCTAATTTTTTTAACTCTGGGATCTTGTCAAATAATATACTGATAATTCCCTGCATTGCTTCATCAGGAGCATTTTGTATAGATGATCTTCCATCAATATTAATAACATTAGAATTAGAAACAGTACTAGAAGACCCGCCCCCGCTCGGGAATGCTGATGTTATTCCAGTCTTTAAAGCTTCTGTCACAGCATTGGTAAAGTCTCCGGCAGCGAAATTAGGCACAGATCCTTGAGCGTAAGAAGGAGCAAAATTTCTAGGAGCAGACGATCTCATTCTAGAATACACATCTCCAGAAGACATCATCCCGTTGCTCATTGCCGCGAAGTTAGGAACTCCGCCGCCAGCTCTTTCCTTCATTACTTGCTCAGCAGGGACTCTTCTTCTCATGGCTTCTTCTAGAACATCTTTGGGGAAGCCTGTTTCTCTAGTCGCTTGTTCATTTATTTCTGATAAAGATCTGCCTTGAGCAAGCCCTCCTGTTCTTACATTAGCTTCATCAGCAGTCATAAACCCCCCTCCGAAACCAGCCCTGTCTTGCATGACTCGTTCAGCGCTTTCTCTTCTTCTCGCAGCCTCTTCTAAAACGTCTTGAGGAAAACTGGGTATTGCCCTGTCTCTGAACTCTATGGCTGATTTAGGAATGACTCGATTAGCTTCTCTGCCAGCTTCTGCTTCTTTTGCTGTTTTATATATCTCGAAAGACTTAGCGAATCCTGGGTCTTTAAAGTCTGTAGGTTTGAACGATCCAAGACCGTATTGACCCTCTTGCTCTAATAAATAATTTGCTTTATCTCTGGTAGTCGTGTAGCCATTAGCTTCCGCATTTTTATCAAAAGACTCAAGGAAAGATTTTCTTAGCTTTGAGCTTCTCGCTTCTTCTTGCTCGGATGATTCCTTATTTAATCTAGCTGTTTCCGCGTCTCTTATAGCATTACCTCCTGAAATTATACGCGCTATATTAGCTTTACCTTGTTTTTCTAATTCCTTTGCGAGTTCTTTTGTTCTTTCTGTCTCTTCGAATTCCTGGCCTCTTTTAGACGCAGACATTTGAAAGTCTCTAGAAACTAATGGATTCCCAGATATTTCATTGTACTTATTTAACTCTGCTAGTAGTTCTGCTTTTTTAGCTATTAATTGATTTGATTGAACGGCTTGATTAACAGTCGTTCCGCCTTTTGGTCTAACTCCAGCCTCGTAACTAGCTTTTGTTGTTCTTAAGCCAGATGCAAAATCGCCTAATTTATTTCCAATGCCTAATTTATTTTCTAAAATATTGCCAGTTCTATAACCTAAAAGCCCAACCGTGGCTGGCGCGGATCCTATAGCGCCCAATGCTGTTCCTATTGCGTCTCCAATACCAACAGACTCTTCCTCTCCTTTTCTTCCGAATATATCTTTCCATTCTCTTGCAAGGGTTAAGTCCTTAGTCTCGAAGTCTCCTAATCCGCCTAATATTACTCCCGCTGGACCAGCTACTTTCCCGACCCCCTTGGACAATCCGGCGAAGCTCGCGGCAGAAGATAACCCAGCCAATGTTGCTTGCCCATATTTCCCTTCTTTAGCTGATGAATAAGACTCAAGGCCTTGCGCTATTCCGAAACCTACAGATCCCGCTATGCCCAAGCCTTTCAATCCAAATTTTCCTGCTCCTTTAAGTTTATTTAGAACGCCAGAGGTCGCTGGCGAAGGAGATCCAGGAGGCTTTATTGCGCTAACGGGGCCAGTTGGAGCAGTTCCTGAAGTAGGAGCTGTAGGTTTTTTAGAAAGAAATTTATTTACTTCTTCAGGAGTGTATTCTTTAAAATTTGTAGCGCCAGCATTTAAATTTATAGTGTCTATATTTTCAATCACGCTTCTTAAATCAGCGCTTCTTCCTTTAGCGAAAGCTGGCTTCCCATATCTTCTAACCACATCCGATAAGTCAATTTTTTGCCCACTTCTAATTTTATCTGCCGCTTCTTTAGCCAATCGCTTGTTCAGTTTTGCCTGCTCAGCCTCTGAGAAAGCTTTCATCTCAGCTCTTTGCGGCGCTGTTCTTTCAAAATATCTATTCGCAGCAGCTTGTCTTTCTTGTTGCTGCGCCAATTTAAAATTCTCTCTGATCGCTTTCTCCAATATACTCTTGCTCTCTTTTTCGCTACCCGCCAAGAAAGCGTCTAAATAAGGATTCTTATTAGGCTTATTAGGCAGTTTTAAAGAAGGAGTCACTCTTTCAGATTGCATTTTTAGACTCCGAGATCTAATTCGAGTTCTGGTTTCCCCTTGAAGCTCACGGACGCGATCGGCTGCCCTGCCCGTTGGCACGTAAGCTTGGTCTCTAAAAGTTACTTGCCCTTTCGGGAGCAAACCTAACGGGGATGTCTTTGTTTTGTTTTTATCAGAGAAAAGAGTGGATTGGCCCGGGGTAAACACGCCGGCCGCGGGAGTCTCTGTTCTGTTTTTACCAGAGAAAAGAGGTCTAGAAGATTGCCCTCTTGGTAGCATTTTCAAACCTCCAGATTGTGCGCCAGGTTGAAATTCAGAAGCTTTTTGAGCCAAAAAGGTATTCTGATATGCTGCCATCTGAATGTTTCCAGCTCTTCGGTTTGATTCAAGCATTCCTCTTTGTATTCTAACTTGCTCTTCTTGAGTTAACTGAAGCGCTTCTTGTAGTCCTGGTCTTTTTAAATAACTAGAAAATCCAGAAATAGAACCCTGTGCTAATTGACCTTTTTTCGCTTCTTTAAGAAGCTTGCCCTGCTCTATATTTGCTTTTAATGTTTGCGCGGCAGTCATTTTTTGTGGCTTAACAGTAGGATTTACATTACCCATGCTTGGCCTGTTCCCGTATGGATAAATCTTGTTAACTAATCTTTCTGGGTAGAAAGGCATCGTTTTTTGAGATACTCCTAGAATCGGAGCTGGATCAGAAGGAATAACTGGCTTAGGGGCATCCGCTCTTGGGCCATATATTCTTTCTAGTAATTCTTCCATTCTAGATTTAGCGAAATTAGGAACTTTTCCTTTCTTCATCCACTCTGGACTTGGATCAATTAAATCATTTCCTAATCTACTATTATAAGCGTCAGAAGGCTTTGCAATATTACTTTTTTCTGGTTTCGCATATAATGAATTATACATGCGGTCAGCAAGATAATCAGTTAAGCCAGCCTTTTCACTCAAAGGCTTAACTATATATTCTCCTATATCTAATCCTAATCCAGCAGCTCCCAATCCCGCTTTTTTAGCGACATTTTTTGTTAAAAATTTAGCTGCATCTAAAGCTGGCCCAGCTAAATCCGTAGCTATTCCACCAGCATTTCCCTCTTGAACATTACCAATCAAAGATTGAGCATCATCTGCATTTGTGAACATATTACGAGCTTCATCTAAATTATCACGAACTTTATCTAAATTACTCGCGTTCATCCAAGATGGCATTTTCATCCAAGATGGCATTGCGTAATTTGGAACAAATCCACTAGATCTCATTCCTAAACTTCTTAAGCCATTTTTTTCATCAATGCTATTTGTTACTCCAAAGCCTTGAGGGTTAGAAGCGGTTACTAAATTTGGGCTTCTTTCTAAGTTAATAGATGCCATTGCAAAGTTAGGAACTCCCATTATTCCTCTCTTAGCTAGGGCCATTTTTTCTCTAGTTATTGCATCGTTTACAGGATTAGCAAAATTCTTTACAGGTGGACCGTCGCTCGCTTGAGCAGCGCCAGATTCAGATGCGTTACCCTTTACTTGGCTTGCGACAAGATTTACTACGTCAGCTCGTATGCCTTTATCTCCGAAAGTGGATTTTAAACTAGCTTCAAAACCGCTAACTAAACCTTGCCCCAGTGCTGTCGCTTGTTCTGTGATTTGTTGCTTTATAGGTACAAGAAGATCTTCCACTCGCTTGAGCTCCGAGTCATCTGCTTTGGCTTGCTTAGCAGATTGGACTCCAAATTTTTCGTAATCTTGCATCGAGCTTTTCACTTCTCCTGGCACTTCTGGACTGCCAAATAAAGCATCGGCTTTCAAACCAGCAGATTCAAAAAGATATTTTGAATCAAAAGCTTTGTTTCTTAATAATCCAGATGTTTGCCCAAGGCCCATCATTTGAGCCATGTTAGCTCTCTTTAGCAAATCTCTTTGCATGTCCATAGCGTTGAGGCCAGTAAGCTCTCTCTTTACTCCTGATATGTCTGCTGGTTCTTTACCGTTTTTGGTTTGAAGAAGTCCAGGATATTTTTGCATTGTTTCTGTTAAGAAATCAGTAGCGCCTCCCACCTGAGTTCTTCTAGATCCAAATAAAGTTCCTAATTGATAAGTAAGAGGCCCGCGTAACCCAGCAGACATAGACTCTGCTCTCATTTGTGGATTTATAGAAGTCTTAATATCTCCACCAAAAGCCAATTTCTCTTGTAAAGCTAAAAATTTAAGTTGTATGTTTTTAGTCTCATTAGCTATAGTTCCAGCTTTTTGTATTTCTCTTGTTTGTAAAGAGTTAAATTGTATTAGTTTTTCTATGCCAGCTACTTGAGCTTTGCTAAGACCAGGAAGTTGTTTTATTGACTCTAAGTCTCTTCCTGTTGCTACACCGGGAGTTTCTATTGCATTAAGCTTTGCTTGTACTTGAGACGGCAATCCTTTGGTAAATTCTTTGTCAGAAAGTTGCGCTAATAATGAATTTTGAAAAGATACCGAAGATTGTGTAGTTTTAATTGCTAAAGAAGCATCAGAAGCGGCTGAAATTCCTGCTCTTTTGCTAAAGCCGCCTGCAAACGAAGCTAATTCTGGCAATTGGTCTTCTAAAGCTTTACTTATGCTTGATCTTATTTCTCTGCGGTCTTCGGTTTGTTGTTTTTTTCTTGTTAGCGGTTTTGAAACATCAATTATCGCTGCTTCTTGATTAGAAGAAATTTCGTTTAATTTTTGAGTTAATTTAAGCGCGTCTAAGAAGCCCTTTTTTAATTCATCAGTTTTAAATACATTAGAAAATTCTTCTACATTTAATCCTCCTTTAGAAAGAACTTCAGAAAAATTTGCTGGACCAGCTTTAGACAAGTCTTGCTTTAATAAATCTTGATTTCCCGAATTGATTACAGATCTGAAAAATGAATCAAGTTCTTTTGGTGCGTCTTTGCCAAGAATGGTGCCTTTGCTTGAAAACTTTAAAGCTTCTTGTCTTACGGATTGTATTCTTTGGCTTTCTTTAGCGTTATCTTCAAGGATAGCTTGTTTACCAGCTAGGGTTGTCTCTGAAGCTAATTTAGATACAAGCCCTGGATTAGATCCCTTAACTTTAGACAGTAAATCTGCTATACTCGCGGACAACTTTAATATTTGTTTAGGATCAGCTTTTGGATCTCTATAAGCGTCATCTAATTTAGCTAAAGAATTGGAAAGCTCTAATGTGTTCTCTGTTAAGTCTTGAAATGTTTTTTTAGAACGGTCCAAAGCTTGTTCGAATTTTTTTGTGTTTATTCTATTACCTAAGTCTGCTCCGCCTTGGAATCCCGCGAGGGTTCCTGCTGTTAATTGCCCTACGCCAGACGCAACCGCTATGCCTCTCTGCGTTTTAGAACCTTTTCCAAAAATTCCTTTGCCAATATTTTTTAGTCCAATAGCCCCAGGAATAGCAACATTAGCGAATGTCGAAGCTCTGGGGTCAATCAATTCGTTTTCAGCTAATGTATCTAAAGTGCTACTAGCGGCAGAGCCGGCAAACAATTCAACACCCGCTGAGATAGGGTTCGCTAGATTATTTCTGCCCTTTAGCAATCCTAATCTTGACAAAACAGTAACCAGCTGTCTGCTAGGCAGAGCAAAATTTGGTACATCTTTTAGTCCATTAGGCTCGTCTATTTTGTTTGTAACTGCTATAGGATTTCCGCCTCTATCAAAATGAGCCATTATCTGAGAAGCCGGGACGCCTCTTTGTGCTAATGCTGTTTTTTCTCTACTTACTGCATCTGATAAGCCAGAAAAATTAGGAATATATCCTCCAGAGAAGCTATCTTTGTATTCAGCTGGGATATTTTTGATACCAGCAAATTGAGCTAATGTAAAACGATGATTTCCATCTTTAACTTCAGAATAAGAGTCGGGATAATTTGTTATTTCAATTGGCTCTTGTTTTAAGAAGTTGTATAATTTTAATTTATTTTCTTTTGAGGATAACGCGTCTGTTAAACCTTTTTTATTTATATTATCTAACTCAATCGGGATACCAATACTATTTAATATCTTATGTAAACCTGGGGCCGAAGCTTTATTAGCTTGACCAACATAGCCGCCCATTTTTTTAATTTTTTCTGCATTGAAAGTTGATGCAAAATTAGGAATATATCCTTGCGATAATCCTAATAGCTTAGATGCCGCATCTCCTTTTTCGAACCTAAATCCTATTGGTAATTTTGCGACTCTTACAGTCCCAAAAAGTTTTTTTGTTTCTTTATCAGATAAGCCTCCTGCTGTCTGAAAAAGTTTTTGTGCATTAACTGGCTCTATTCTAGACAAAGCTTTTCCATGTATCGCGGCAGGATAAATAGAATGCTGCGAAGACGAAGCTTGAGTTAAGCTTTCTGATCCAAATTCAGCAAGTCTACTTATAGAAGATCCGAAATTTTTATTTTTTTGATAAAATTTTAGTATATCAGGTTCAATAAATGGAGAAACAATTTCTCTCATCTTATCGGGCCCTAAAGTTTTATAAAATTTATCAAACAGAGAAGTTAAGTTAGCAGTAGAAGTGCCTTCTTGAATGAATCTCGAAGTTAACTTAGGATAAGAAGCCTTCAATGCCTCTACAACCATTTTATTTCCAGCTAAACCTTGTATTAACCCTAAATCTCCTCCCATTCTTCCAGCTTGCGCCCCGAAAATAACTCTAGATCCAGATTCAACAAAAGGCTTTATGAGTTTAATCATATCATTCGTTTTTTCTTTATTCAAGAAAGCCGCTCCCATCCCGGGTCTTGCGAATGGATATTCAGGCCCGCCTCCGTGTTCGCCTGATAATGTATCGTATAAAGAAGAAACAAATAGATTAGAACCTTGCCCTACTATTCTTGGATTAGCGAAGTTAGGAATACGCCCAGAGGCGAACGAATCGTTTCTTGTGCGTGAACCGACTTGCGTTCTCGCCCACGCCCATGTCCTGGCTTGTAATTCTCTGACTGGTACGCCTAGCTCTTTTGCTGCTGCGCCGTATTCCTTTACAAGTTTATTATAATATTTATATCCTCCAGCTGATTGACTGAAAACCTTTGATTTTTGCTTTTCTGATACTGCTCCTCTGTCATATTTTTCTTTTAAAGCTCCACCATTTCTTACGTATATAGCCCAACTGTCCATTACAGATGGAGTATTTAGTGGATTTTTATATTTACCAAATCCAGAAAAGTTTTTAGATAACAATAGACTCTGAGCAAAATTTTGAGTCTTAGCGCCTTTCCCCAATATAGACATTAACTCTTCCGTAGACCCAGAAGAAGCTAGCATTTTTTTTACTTTTTCTATGTTTTCAGGAAGCAATACTAAATCATCATAAGGTTGATTATTGGCAATCCTCTGTATGCCTTTTCTAGCAGCAGAATCCGCAGTGTTACCTGATAAGGCAGCCAAACCATAAGCTAATTTTTCTAAACTAGCGCCAGAAGAAGCGGATAAGTTTTTTAATTCAGAATTAACATTCGGATAATAGTTTTCATTTTTTTGCGCTGCGTTAAATCTTATTGGATCTTTTTCGGTTAAAGATGCTTTATAAGAATCAATTATATTTTGAATAAATTTAGATTTAGCAAAATTAGGAACATATCCTTGGTTTAAAAAAGTAGGCCCATAAGCAAATTCATCTTTATACCCTAATTTAGATAAGCCTTTAGTTCTTTTTTTAGCCAAATCAGCATTCAATCCGAAAACCCCAGTATCAACGATATTGATTTCTCCGCCTTTTTTTGCTATAGAAGTTAAAATTCTATCCATTTGAGCTTCGCTCTCTTCGAAGTCTTTTGATTCTATTGATTTGATTAGTTTACCATAATTTCTTCTGAGAACTTTAGATAAAATAGTCTCAGATTTTTCATTAAACATTAAATTATCATACTTGCCAACCAAATCGTCAGCTTTCATTCTGCCGCCCATATCTATTTGCATTTGGGCTCTACCAGCTATTAAATTGTAAAACTTATCAAAGCCTTGTCTTTCTCCAGTGTATGGATCCAAATCTAAGGCTAAATCTTTGCCTGTTTTGCCAGCTATTACTTTTTTATAAATAGAACTTTTTTGTATAGATTTTTCTAAAGATCCATAAATTTCAGGAGTCTTAAATATTGGATTTAATTGTCCAGCGCCGATCATCTGCCCCAACTCTTGAGCGGCTACATATTCATTGGCAACGTTGGTTTTAGTTCTATTTGACTTTGGATCAAAAAAATCTTTCCTTCCCAAAGAACCTCTTAGCCCGAAAAATTCTCCGAAAAATCCTCCTCCTAAACGTTGTTTTGCAAAATTAGGAATATATCCTTTAGCGTAAGAAAAGTCTTCTCTATTTCCAGATATCGCTTCTTTTATAAAAACAGTATTTCCAATTTGGATAGCTTGCTGGCCGCCTACTATTGGTTTTTTTGTTTTTCTATCGTAATAATAAGAGTGTCTGTCTGGGTTGTATCCTACTTGAGTCCAATTTTTTAAATCTTTAGGCAAAGATTGATCTTTAGATAAAGTACCTGATATTTTTAATAATGGACTTTTTTCTTTTCCTGCTCCTATGTTTAAGGAGGCCCTTTCTAAGCCAGCAGACTTACCCATTGATGGATTATCAAATGCAACAAATGAATCGTAAGATTTAAATCCTCCAGAGCTTTCTGTTTTCACTACTCCCACTCCTTTTCTTGTCATTGAAGGAACATCTTGGCGCACAGTTATTTCGCTTCCCGCAGGCAGCTCTGATAATTTATTTGCTCTTTTTGCTTGCTCTTTATCTAATGCGTTTTTAATCAAAGCCTGACTAGGTAAATCTTTTACGGAAGAAGGAGCTATTACTTCTCTTATCGGAATGTCTCTTTCTATTAAAGCATCTAGTAAATCTCTATCTATTTTTTCTCCAGTCTGGAGTTTTTGCAACATTGCTCTGGCTTCTGGAGAATACATGCGGCCAGCTTTGATTGCAGCTTTGCTTTGCGGATATTTTATCAAAAAGTCTTTGGGCATTTTATTGCTCTTAGACCAAGCGAAATTAGGAATGTATCCTTTAGACATTCTTGGTATTTCATCAAGATTTCTGTAATTAGGAATTATTGCTGTTTCTCCAGTTCCTCCATAATTTGGAATTATTTTTTCTTTATCGTTTACAATTACAGGGCCAGTTTTGCCTTGGATTGTGGCTTGAACTACTTCCGCTTTCGGATTAACAGCGCCCATTCTTCTAGCTGTGTTTTCTTCTAATTGGAAAGCCGCTGCTTCTACGCCCGTGTCAGGAATATAGCCCTCAGCGAATAGTCTTCCTATTCCTTTTCTAGAGGCTTTCTGGGCTGTGCTTACGGTAGAAGTGACTCTTCCCGTTATTCTAGATTGAGTTAAAAGAGATCTATTTTGTTCTTGAATTAGCCTCAATACCTCTGCTTCGGCTTGCGCTAAATTCATTTTGCGACTTATGACGCTATCAATTATCGCAGGATTCTCTCTTAAGGTATCGTTAATTCTTTTTTGTATTTGTAATTCTTTTTCAGAAGTAAACATTTCGGAGCTAGCTCTCCCCAACTGCTTTAATGAGCTCACTCCGAATTTAGCAAATTTTGCAGCCAGCAACCCTCCTGTAGCGGCTAAAATTGGTAAGCCACCTGCCCCTAAAGTTTTTCCTAATATCGAAGCCGCGCCTTTGCGTAGCCCATCGGCAAATTTTTTGCCAGAGTCTTCTCCTTGACCAAATAAATCAGAATTTGGACTTACTAATTTTAAAAGAACCTCTGAAACTGTGCTACCCAATTTAACTAATGGATCTAGCAAAGATGATCCTAGCGCAGCGGCAGCTTCTTGAGCGGATGTTTTAGTCTGCTGCAATACAGCAGACAGGCTTTTATTTAATTCTTCGTTCTTCTTTTTCGCTTCGTCTGTCGCGGCGCTGGAAACTCTTAAAGCATCAGCATAAACGCTATTAGAACTAGAAAGATCTTTAATTAAAGCATTTACTTGGTTAATCTGGTAAATGCCACCAACTAGTTCTGCTGTTCTTGATTTTTCTGTTTGACTTAAATTTTTTGTAGCGTCAGAATAATTTTTTAAGATACTTATGCCATCTAATAGATATCCATTTTGGTCTTTAACTGCGACTCCTAACATCTCAAGCTGACTCAATACTTCTGGTCTTTGTAAGCGAGTAAATATTGTTTTTAAAGCGTTACCAATTACAGCGCCGCCGCGTCCAGTTATTTGCTGTGCAGCAGTGACTGTCGCTATTAGCTTATCGATGCTTAGACCGCTTTCCTCAGCAGAGCTACCCACGCGCGAGAGGGCTTCGTTCAACTGAGCGGAACTAACAGCAAATCTTGTATCAACAGCGATTAACTTGTTAGTAATATCTTCCGAAGTCAAAGCTTCTTTATTAAAACTGTTAATTGCTGTAGTTATACCATTTACAGCTTGTGCATAACTAATACCAGCTATTCTTGCTAGGGTTAGGGCACTTCCTGTTCTTTTTAATATTTCATTAGCAGAAAGACCTTGTCTTGCGAACTCTTTCGCGGCTTCGGCAGCGGCTTCGAATGGAACTGCCGAGTTTTTGGCTACTTTAAATAAAGACTGAGAAAAACCTTCTAATTCATTTCTTGATTTGCCTAGATATGTATTTAATTCTACTAATTGTTTATCTACTTCTATAGTAGCTTTAGCGCCTTCTCTAATAGCTTGAGAAACTTTATAAATAGCTCCAGCAGTTAAACCGAAAGCTGTAACGCGAGCAGTGGCTGCTGATAATGATTTGGTGAACTCCGCTGCGTCTCCGCTGATTCTTCCAAGAGGCTGAGCAAATTTTGCAGAACCGATAGCTGCCGTGAAGCTATTAAAAGACGCTTGCGCCGGAGCAGTATTTAAAGTAAGATTGGCTTGAATATTCGTTGGCATAACCTTGGTCCTTATTTAGATTACACTATAATCCATGCATTTTGATAAAGTCTTCTGTTGTAAGCTTGTTGCCTTTTTTAGCTGCAATTTCATTTAAGGTCACAGCCTTTCCTCCGGCCATTTTTTCCAGCTCTTCTCTTGTTGCTCCTGTATATCCAACTCCGCTAGATTGACCAGATGAGTTCCCAGTTCTTGCTGAGCTTTCTACAGATTCGTACCATTCTACCATCTTGTCTGGATCTGAAACGACATCTGAAGGAGGATTACTCTGGGCTTGGCTTTCTATCAAAGATTTAAAATATCTAGCTTGAGAAAATAAATTTACTTGCAATATTGTCAAATCTTTAGTATATTTACCAAAAAAACTATAAGCACTATTATCACACAAAGCAAAAAGACTCATAAAAAAAGAAGAAGCGCAGATTCTTTTAATATTTTCGTAATCGAATCTAGTGTAAAAATTTCCCAATATGTCTACCAAATTCGACAACTCTTTCGGCGACAAATCGTCAAACTCTTCTTGAGTAAAAAATTTCTCTTTAAAATCCTGGTCTTTGTAGAACGATAAATGAATAATTAACTCATTAAGTTTTTTGCCGGTATAGTCTTCAGCGCAAAATCCTAATAGGTCAGCTTTCTCATTTTCTAAATTTAAGAGAGATTTTTTTAGGCCTTTGATCTTGTTCTTGGCTTCATTGATTTGCCTTTTTATTATAAGATTTCTTATTAGCATTTCAGTGTCAGAAATCTGCTTGGAAATTTGATCTATATCTTTTTCTTTTTCGTTAGACCAAAGTTGATTTTTTATTAAAAAACTTAGCTTCTCTTCTTTCTCTTCTAGTCCTTTTTCCAAGGCTTCTCCGCTGAAAAATCTTCTGTTTTTATCTAAATCGCCATTCTCTAATTCTGTGAAATGTTTAATGAAAATAGGCTTTTCCAAGAATTTATCCTCAGAAAAGCCCACTGCTATTTCTTTATACAAGCCTTTATAAAAACTTATTTTTTCATAAAGATCACTCACAGATTATTAACCAATCAGGTCTTCTTTTGGCACCCCAGAGTTTAGTTGGCCGATAAGGAAACCACCCTTCTCTACAACACTACTCAAGAATTCGTCTTCCGACTCTTCTATCTGAGAAAGCTTTTGAAGTTTCTGTTCAAATGATCCATCTCCAAACAAACAAGTTTGAGAACCTTCTTCTCCTTGATAAAGTAAATTCAATACAAACCACAAATTCAAAGCGTCAGAAGCTCTCTTTTCTGCCGTGTTATCAAATAGAGAGTTTTGCACGTTTTCATAATCGAAAATCTTTTGGCGCAAGATCTGATATTCGGGATTCAGATTGCCATTCTTCAATTCTCTTTCTGCTTCGCTAAGCGTAGAATCTTGCTTTGTTTTTTCTAAATCTATTTCTATAGCTATAGCTTTGGAGTAATTTTCTGCGTGGGCCTTCTTCTCGTCTTCAGAAGCTAAAATTCCGTCTTGCTGGAATTTGCGTAAAAGGTAATTTTTAGTAACTAGCCCAAGCTTAATTCCTTCAGAAACCTTTACGGCGTAGAAGATGCTTGCTTCGTCTTGTATTTTACGGTTTGGTTTTAAAATATAAAACTTCTGAGGGACTTTCTTCTCTACTTCTTTAGTGATCTGAAGCTCTTCTCCAGCTTCGTTTACTTCTGTTGTAGTTTCTTTTACCTTTTGAGTTTTTTGTACTTCAAAATTATGTAGCCATTTTTCTTTCATATTTTATTTTAGAGAAATATTTATAGACTTAAAGCTGGTATCTATATTTCTAATAGCGTCGTTCCCAGAATCTAAAATCTTTTTCCTTATATAATTATATTTATCATTGTCAAAATAATCAATATTTTTAGCAAAGCTTTCAGAAGAGCTCTCTGCTACTTTTTTTAACAAAAGATCGTGGTCTTGTTTGAGGTCATCAATCATTTCAAAGTATTTCTTATAGAGAGTAATAATATTTCTGCTATATTGAAACTTTAAATATTCCTTTAGTTTTTCGTCGTCCATATTCCTTTTGCTATATTATATAAAAATAAGATAAAATATAAAAATAAAAAACCCCCGCCGGTTAAGGCGAGGGTTAGTTCAAATTTTATTTAATTTAGTTTGCCAAGAAATGCAATCCAGAATTCTTACCGACTTGAGCAGAAAGCTCTAGAGTTACCGTTTGATTAGGCCCAATTGAAGAAGTGAAGTTTTGAGAGTCTAGTTTCGCGCCCTTAAGCATGACATAAGAAGAGTGCGGAGTGGCTCCTTGATAACCTGTTAATTTAAGTTCGCAATAGAATTTTGTAGAGTCTCCATTCGTAGTCATCAGTGTAAAAAGCTTATTTGAAGCAGATGCTCCAACAATAGCATTAACAGTCATAGTGCAATTAATTGGGAATGTGATTTCTCTTGTAAAGGCGAAAGCTTTACCAAGCTTTCTGATTGGCTCGCGACCAATAGTCATCGAAACTGAAGCGCTTTGTATTTTTAGATCAGATTCATTTAATCCAAACATTGGAGAATTATCTGAGTCTGAAGAGCCTAGCACCAGAGTGATATCCCCTGGTCTTACTGCCGAAATTTCAGTGGCAGCAGCGAATAATCCAGCGCCATTAGGAAGAACAACCAGAGTAGCTGACTGGTCAGTGCCATCTACTACAGCAGGATTTCCAATAGAAACGGGGATAGCACTGCCTGTTCCCCCAGTGAACACTATGTTTTGCCCTTCCAAAGCGCAACTCACGGTAGGGATTGCTCCCACAGAAGCTTCTAGAGACCAAGACGTAACGAATGCGTTGCCAATACCGATAATGCCGTCAATTGTGCCTGACGCCACCGCACCGGTGTCATTAGCATCAATACCGGCGTCACTGACTAAAACATAAACATTCTTTTGATCATAACCACTTCCGCTAGAAATAATATAATCCAACATGTGATCTGAAACTGTAGATGTTCCAGTGACAGCGTTAGTTCTAAAGCCTAAATGGCCTTCATTAAAACCAGTTGGCTCAAAATAATAAGACAAGTCTACAGCGACAGTAGGCTCTTGTAAGATCAACCTGTCAATAGCTCCTAGTTCGCCATATTGATTAATGTCTTGGCGAGACACTGAGAAATTATAATTACAGCTTTGGACTCTTCGCAGGCCATGCGAAGCCGCAGAGACAGATACTTCCCCGGTCGGAGCAGCAAACAAAGCTTGACTTTGATAAATTACGCGATTTCTTGATGTAGTACTCATTTGGTTTCCTTATTTATTCTATTGAAATTTACACATAATAAATCAACTATAGAAAATTATTTTAATAAGCATGCGGGGCTCTTACTATTTCTAGATCAAAATCAACAAAAGCCGAAACAATATTTGGATTTAGATTCTTGAATTCTGCTGAGGTTGATGTTTTGAGTTGAGAAACCGATACGCTAGACATGTACACGTTATCTCCAGTGGCTATTCCTGTATAATTATAAGAAGTTCCAGTATAAGAACTCATAGCGTTAAGCTTTAAGTCAGCATTGCTTACTGTTCTAAAAAAATCGTGAGCAGAATCTCTTAAGACCCCACACGCTGCGTCTAATGTGTACATTGAATTAGACATGACTAACGCTCGGAAATAGCAAGAGGTCATATCTGTGCCGCCGAATCCGAATGGTTCGTTTTGAGAATTGACTAGTCTTAAAAATATAGCTGGATAAGTTAATTCATTTACATCTAATCCAGTGATTGTTTGGGGTTTCCTGTTCTTTGGCTCAAATTTTGTAGAGAATAGCAAAGTTTCTTCAGATTTATCTGTTAAATAAACATTGAAATCTTTTATTGCATAATTTCCGCTGATAGTGTTGGAGTTTTTATTAGATGAAAAAATTACTTCTCCATCGTAGTGATTTATTGCGACTAATCCACTTTGCCCCGGCACTATGAAATTACCATCTAAATACACTCCTGTTAATTGATTCGCGCCAGCTATAGAAGAGTCGCTTACTATTTGTTTGTATGGGGCTGCGTATGTATAGTAATTATTGTAGATTCCAGAGACTGGATAAAATTTAGAGCTAACATTCGAATAACCTTCTCCTCTTTTTAGAATAGTGTGGTCTACATATAGCAAAAAGCTACTGGTTAAAGTATTTTGGAAATTGGCTTTCATTTTATTACTCTGTATTATTAGTAAAATTTTTCTTAAAATTATCAATAATTTCAGTTATGTAAGGTCTAGTTGTAAAACTTGACGGCCTTGGTGTCTCGCTTGAGCTTTCTTCTATTGGGCCTCTTAACTGTAAACCTCTCTCTGACCGACCTCTTGGGTAGTCGGCGTAATAAGGAACTCCAGAGATGCCTCTTTCTATTCCTTTGACCCAATTTCTACCGCCGGTCCACATGTCTTCAAATTTAGATGCCTTAGCAAAATCATCCAAATCAGGGACTTGAATATTAATCTTTAATTCTTTTGTTCTTGTGCCGGTAGCAAATTGACCCTTTGCATTTCTAGGATAAATAATTGATAGATTTGTATTTTTGAATTTTATTTTCGATTGTAAAGCTAATCTTACTGGCGATATAGGATCAAATCCAGCGTTGAAACCAATAAAACCAAATAAATCCCCGTAGCCTCCTAAGGTCTCACTCTGATTTCCGTCTTCTGGATTCAGCAACTCTTTCGTGACATCGTGGTCATCAAACTCTTTAATAGCTTTTGCTTTTTGTAATTCAAATTGTTCTTTTACGTCTTTTTCTATCTGGTCTTGAACATTAGGATTAGAAAGAATATCATTAATAATATTTCCTTTTATTACTATGTTTGTGAGTTGCATTATCTTTCCCTTTCTAAATAGTAAGTAAAAAATTCAGAAGAAATATAAGGCCTCGGGGCTTGAGACGAAATAAATTTAAACATTAATCCATCCAAAGACGCATAAAGAGTTTTGCCGTTTTGAATAAAGTCATTAGCGTCACTCTTGACTTTCATTTCGACTTCTCCTTTGTCTATTATATTATCTGCTTCTTCTAGTCTTTGTTGAGATTGTTTTTTTGTAAAAGTAACTAGAGCCGGGAATACTCCAGTGACTGGAATGTAATTAATATTATCAATATCTGATCTTTCATTGTAACCATACATTCTTGGTTGATTAATATTAGTTATTTCTATTCGGGCTTCCTTATAAATGATTACATCTTGGCTAAAAGTATCAAATAAATTAGCCATTGCTTTCTCAAAACTAGCTTTCTGCGCGGCAGACAATAAAGAAGCCATGCTTTTTATTACACTCTATCCAGAGAGAATCTCTTATTAAGTTCAAATTATAACATTCAAATGAGCAACATTACTCAAGACTTCCCCAGCAGCATTATATACTTTAACCGTATAATCTCCGGCTTGATTCTCTTGCAAATCTGATAAATTATATCCTGCCCAGACAACTCCAGAAATCTCAGAACCATTAAGCATCCATTGGTAAGATGGAGTCGGGTATCCCGTCGCCATTACACTAAATATAAATGAAGATCCAGTAACGGCTTCTCCTCCTACTGGTTGATCTACTATCACTGGAACAACTGGCGGAGCAACAGAAATTTGGCATCCAGAACTCGTAACTGAGCCCAAAGAGTTTGATACTACAACATCATAGAGCCCAGCTTGATCTAGTTGTATGTTTAAAATTTGTAATCCGTCTCCATTCACTCCTGATAGATTTTCAGAATCTTTTCTCCATTGATAATTTAGAGGTTGCCCAGCGGCCATTAATGACACATAGATATTCTGCCCAGACCATAAAGAAATGCCAGATTGAGGCTGTATTGTAATGGACGGGGCAATGACTGGAAATATATCAGCAGGCCAAGGAGACGGAGGAGTTACAACCGGAGGATTAATTTGGTTGACTATTTGTTGAATTGATGAGTTTTCAAATCTTTCTTTATCTCCAGATTGAAAAACCGAATAAACCCAATTAAACACTTGATTTTCCTGCAAGTCAAGGTAAGGGGTAACTGTCCCAGAATACGCTGGAATACTAGTTACGCTATAAACTCTACCGTAGTATGGCCCGCCGCTTACGCCATTATAATAAGACAAGCAGTCCCAGTGGACATTAAACACATAATCGGTTGCGCCGCTGAACTCAGGGTAGCAGTCCATTGCTGTTACTTTCCACTTTAGTTGCATGTCTTCGCTCATAGTTTTGTTATTATATAAAATTTATTACACTGTTTAAAATGATTTGGGCGTTATAATCCAAATCTTCCTTTTGTGGCATTGTAATTTTGTGTAATTTCTGTAACGGAAAGCGCCCGGTTATACATTTTTAACATTGCACATTTACCATTCACCATGTAACTACCATAACCACTAATTCTTATATCTCCAGCGGTATTATCGAATATCACACCATTAGTTGAACCTATGTTTACATTATTTAAATAAAGTTTATTTATTGTTCCGTCAGACGTTGCTACTATATTGTTCCAAGAATTTAATGTAAAACCCGGACCTGATGTAAGACCCGCGTTAGGATTTTTATTGTAGCGTATTAAACCATTCAAATCTGACCACACTTCAAAACCACTGCTTGATTGATATACAAATACGGACCCCCCAACATCATATGCATTAATATATACCCAAATATCAATAGTTGCTGCTGTAAAATTTATATCAGGGATTGATACATAATCATTCGTGCCATCAAATACAATAGCGCCACCAACATCAGAACTATAAGTTGGTCCATTTGTTAATGTTCCATTATTACTATTTCCACTTACATCATAAAATGTTGTACCTGATCCAGCATAACTATATATATTACCAGCATCAAGATTTAATACTAATCCTTGTTGTACAATTGTATTTGCAAATTTTGACTTTTGAGCTTCGTAATTTTGAGATATTTCTGTTGCACTTAATGCTCTGCTGTATATTAATGTATTACTAATATTACCATCTAATGGCCTTCCATCTCCATAAAATCCATCTGGAGAATATCCTATATAATAATTTTGAGTTGTTCCTATGCTAGTAAAATTACTTGTTTGAGTACTTCCACCATTTTGTGATCCATTTATATATAATTTCCAGCCAGAACCATCTACTGTTACTACAAAATTTTGCCATGTATTTGCGACGACTACCGCAGATGAATATCCATCAGGAGACCAAGTATTGCTTGATCTAACTGCCCAATGTAATTGAGAATTTTCTATTTCAAAAATTATTTGATTTGCGGAATCTTTTGAAGATTTAAAAAGCATACCTTTTGTTGTCAATGTTTTAAGATATGCCCAAATTGATATTGTAAATGTGGAAAAAGATGAAAATGAATTTGATGTTAAAATTGAATAATCATTTGAACCATCAAATTTTAAAGATCCTTTATTATAAAAATCATAAAGCGGCATATTTGCGACATTTTGACTACCTGATGCCCCACCAAATGATCCATTATTATTATTGTTACTCAAATCAATTATACTTCTATCAGTATTTGATATACCCCATTTTTGTCCAAGATATGTGTGAACTTGTTTCATTTCTGTAGAACTTAATGCTCTATTAAAAATAAGGATTTCCGCAATTTCGCCGCTCCAATATTCTCCGCTTGATGAACCTGTATAATACGCACCCACTCTATAGCCTCTTGTATTTGTTAATGATCTTGAATTACTTGTTTGAGAAGATCCATTTAAATACAATGTTTCTGACCCAACAGATGAAACATTTGTAGAAAACAAGTACCAGACATTTAAAGATATTGGATTGGAAGTATAAACATTAGACCAATTACCAAGTTTTCCAGAAGAAGCTTGTTGATATAAATAAATATCAGCACTTTGAGCAGCAGTTGTAGATGTAATAATATCTCTTTCGCCAGTCGCCGATGATTTAACTATAGTAAACGCAGTGTAACCATTTGCAAGAGTCAAAGCGCTGGTCCCATCTAAAAAATCATTTGTGCCGTCAAAATTTACAGTTTTTCTACTATTTTGGAACGTACTTCTACTTGGTTGATTTCCAACAGTTGCTTGCGATGAATGATTATTTAATCCACTTTTGTCTCTCCATTGACTCACTATATTTCCAGAGCTATAACTAAAAGTAGAGTCATCGGCAGCGTCAAGCCAAAGCAACAATCCCCCTTTCACAGGCAAATCAGTTGGATATGATTTATTTTGTGATGCATCTAAACACATCACTAAACTATCCGTAATAATTTTGGGGCTATATTGTAGCATTTTATTCCTTTATAATTATAATTCGAATCTTGTTTTTGTTGCTTGAAAATTTTGAGATATTTCTGCGGCTGATAAAGCTCTGTTATATGCTCTAGCGCTAGCTACATGTCCGCCAAAAGCTTTATAATTAACAGTCCCTCCGGCATCAATTTGAGATTTTGATATTCCTATATTGCCAGCAGATGGAGTTAAAGAAGAATCATATGGCAATGTTGCAGTAGCAACTGAACTAAATAAAGTTCCATTTATAAAAAGAGATATAGTTCCTCCGCCAATATTTACTAAAACACAATGATACCATAGATTTAATGAAAAGTTATATCCAGAAGTATTCCTATACGCATCGGCTCCTCTAATAAATCCAAATAAATTAAAAGCATTTCCTGAAGCATTTCCACTCCAATAAAGCGCCACTCCGCTATAATAAGTCGCACCCATTAATACTCCGGCTTGAGTTGTTATTCCAGATGCATTTGCAGCTAAAGCTGCTGGATATGCTGTAATTTTTGCCCAAGTTTCAAATGTAAAATTAGAAGAAGCTGGAAAATTAGTAAGAGGAAGATTCGTAGTTATTTCATCATCCGATCCATCAAATAAAATATTTCCTTTATTAGAAGTATCAAATGTAGGACCATTTGTTAATGTTCCATTATATCCATTACCACTCAAATCTACAAAAAATGCGCCTGTAACAAAAGTCCCGCTGCTAGTAAATGTATGGACTGTTTCAGTGCCTACCGTAGTAACTGTTCCGCCAGTTGCTTTTTGTGGTCCTTTATAACGAATTATAACAATGCCAGAGCCACCATCGCCGCCTTTGTTATTTGAGTTATAATGACTGCCGCCGCCGCCGCCACCTCCAGTATTTGCTCCTGCATTGCCGCCGGGAGTATTTGCCCATGAATTGGGACTGCCACCACCACCAGCAGAACCGTTATTTAAACCAGCGCCGCCAGTTGTGATTCCAACCGCGCCACCACCACCACCGCCAATACCACCATCACCACCGGATGATAATGAATATGCAGAACCACCGCCACCACCACCAAAATAATATTGACTCATCGTTGGATAAAGTACACCGGGGCCTCCATTTGGTTTATTTGGTCCTGAAACACCAACCCCTCCTGCACCACCACCACCACCAGAATAATACTGCCCACTACTTGAACCGCCATTAAATCCTTGTCCAGCAGATCCAGTACCAGCCCTTCCTGTACTTCCGTCACTATATCCAGATGCACCACCACCACTTCCGCCAGGACCACCATATCCATTATTAGGTGAATATCCGAAATAAGAACTACCACCATATCCACCACCAGTCGCCGTAATTGATCCAAATACACTGTTTCCACCTTGAGTTGCTGAAATATTATATTGATGTCCTGTATTTTGTCCATTTGTTCCTGCGGCTGGCGCTCCTGTTCCTCCATTTCCAACAGTAACTGTAATCGTCGATCCTCTAGTTATTGCGTAAGACGAACTATAAATCACACCACCGCCACCGCCACCTCCACCCATATCCATACCACCCCCGCCGCCGCCAGCGACAACTAATACTTCAGCTTTAATTGGACCATACGAATTTGCACTCGATGCATCCAAATCTAAAACCAATCCACTCCTAACTATTTGCGGCCCATTATTTACTGTACTCATATTTTATATTCCATAAGTTTTACGGGTTGCATTGAAATTTTGCAATACTTCTGCGGCAGTTAATAGTCTACTGTATATTTTAAAATTAGATATTTGACCATTAAAATCATAAGCAGTATTTGTTGTTTGTCTTCCTATTCTCCGATCATTTCCAGAATTAGGAGTTGCATTTTTAGCTGCAAATCCTGTTCCTGTAGTTGATAAAGATCCGTTTACATAAAAATAAACATAATCTCCGTCTCTTACAAATCCTATATAATTCCAAGATCCATTTGTTACATTCACAGTATTATTATGAGGTAAATCACCAATCCACACTCTGCATCCACCATTACTAGGTTGAGTTAAAAATTGAACACCTAAAGTTCCTGCGACATTCATGTTATTAAAAATATTTCCAAAATTACCCGTAGCAGAAGATTTAATCCAAGTAAATATAGAAAAATTATTTAAATTAAAATCTAAAAATGTAGAAGACGGTAAATCAATATAATTAGCAGACCCACCAAAAATATATCCTGTACTATCAAAAGATACATTTGTCAAATCTGCATTAACATTATTTCCACTCATATCCAACAAACCACCACCACCAGCAACAGTATTAGCAGCGCGAGATGTTGGTGTAAATTCTGAGGCGTATGATTTTTGTTCTACTTGTAATTCTGCTATATCTACTGTTAATGGAAGTGTTCCAGTATCATTAAAAATATAAGTATATAAAACACCACTAGTTGCAGAAGCAGTGAATGTTGCAGTCCATCTTTGCCAATTAGTTGTTAGG